ATAGACTGCAATGTCAATGATATTCACAAATAATGCTGGAAGTAAACTTGCAGAAGCAATCACAGCAGCAGCCATTTCACTTAAGATTCTTGCAGCAGACGTTGCAGAATTTCCAACTCTTACTTCAGGTAAGTATTTCTATCTTACTTTAGTTGGAGATGGGGTATATGAAGTAGTTAAGTGTACTGCTACTAGTTCAAATACTTTTACTGTAGTACGTGCTCAGGATGGTACTACAGCACAGGCTTGGCCTGCTGAGACTCCTGTAGAACTTAGGATACCTGCTGTTGCTCTTAATGAGATGGTGGAGGGTATTGATAGTAAAGCTCCTATTAATCATGCCAGCACTGCTATTACCTATGGCATTGGAGCCACTGCATCTTACGGACATGTTCGTCTTTCAGATGATGTAACTTTTACAAGTAATTCTGCTACAGGCGGTATAGCTGCTACTCCTGCTGCTGTAAAGAAAGCTTATGACGCAGCAACTGCAGCTGCTACTGCTGCCTCTAATGCAAAGACTGCTGCTGATACTGCACAGACCACAGCAGACAGTGCTGTAACTAAAGCAGAAGCTGCACAGACGACTGCTAATACTGCTGTTACTATGGCCACTGGTGCTGTTAAATCTGTTAACAGTACTCTTCCAGATGCAAGTGGTAATGTGGCTCTTAGCATAGATGCTTTCCCTGCTCAAGCAGATAATGCTGGTAAGTTCCTTACGACGGATGGTACTACAGTTAGTTGGGGAGATATACCAGATGCTGGCCCTTGGACAGAGCTAGCTGAAGATCTTACAACATTAGATGATGTAAAAGTGCCTGGTTGGTATGTCCCCCCTAAAAATGGGTTCTCTTCAGCTATTACTTATCCCCATCATGCAACTACTTCAACTATTGGTTCTTCTATTCAATATGATGTTGCAACAGATAGTAATAAAAAGCCTGAATTTAGATTGCACGTTGATAAGGTTATTATAGGTGGTGTACCTGTAAACCAAAATCTTTTTATAAATGGTTATCTTTTTACTAGAAGATCTGCTAGTTCTTCTTGGGGTGTGTGGTCTTATGTAGCAGACAATGTTGCCAGAGATTCTGGTCAACTTGGTTTTTGTTCTGTGAGAGATACATCTTCTATTACTTCTTATGCACCTTATACGCTTAGTGCTCATGCTATTCATGAGCTTGTAGATAATATTCCTAGTGTTACTCTTTCGGATGCTGTAAATAGTGAGAGCACTACTGTAGCTGCCAGCTCTAAAGCAGCTAAGACAGCCTACGATAAAGCAGTTGAAGCCTACGATAAAGCTATAGAAGCTTCTTCTGGTTCTTCTGCTACTGCTGGTGTACCTTGCGGTACTATTATTTATTCAGGTTCTACTACTACTCCTTCTGGTTATCTTAAGTGCGATGGTAGTGAAGTAAGCAGGGAAACTTATGCAGACCTCTTTGCTGCTATAGGTGCAGCTTATGGGGCAGGAGATGGTACAAGTACGTTTAATCTTCCTAACTTGATGAATGTATTTGTAGAAGGTAATGCTACTCCAGGTACACATCTTACTGCGGGGTTACCGAATATTACAGGAAGTATGAAAATTAGTGGGTCATCTGGAGGATTTGACGCTTTTAGTGGAGCCCTATCTCAAGGATCTTCTGGAGGTACAGTTCTTACTGCTAATGGAACAGCTGCTGCAAACGGTGCTGTTATTTTAAATGCTTCTCTTTCATCTTCTATCTACGGTAATTCTACTACAGTACAACCTGAATCCTACACAGCTATACCTTATATCAAAGCCTTTGGTGCAGTAGTAAATGAAGGTAGTGTTGATGTAAGTAAATTCATTCGTACTATTAATGGTACAGAACCAGATGCTGCTGGTAATATTAATGTAGACACCTCCCTTCCTCTTGGTACTATTATCTGGTCTGCAGACTCTACAGTGCCTGAAGGTTATCTCCTTTGTGATGGTAGTGCAGTAAATAGAACTACCTATGCTTCTCTGTTTAATATTATTGGTACTACTTATGGTGCAGGTAATGGTACTACTACATTTAATTTACCTAACTTGATTGATAAGTTTATTGAAGGTAGTGCTACTGCTGGTACAAGTAAAGCAGCAGGGTTACCTAACGTTACAGCGAATCTTGGTTTTCTTCCAGCTAACCTTTCTGTGTCTGGTGGAACATCTACAACAGGAGCTTTACATTGGAACAACGTAACTGATACATTAACTGCCTATGCTACAGACGCTAATGCAAAAACTACTTACGGGTATGATGCAGGCTTAGACTTATCTCAAGGTAATTCTATCTATGGTAATTCTACTACAGTACAACCTCCTGCTGTAACAATGAGACCGTATATTAAAGCCTATGAAAGTATAGCTAAACTAGAAGCACCTGCTATTACAGGTAATGGTGTTCCAGTTGGTACTGTAATATGGAACTCTGCTAACAGTAATCCTAATGGTTTTCTTTTGTGTGATGGTTCAGCAGTATCTCGTACTGTATACCCTGATCTGTTTGATGCTATAGGTACTCTGTATGGTAGTGGTGATGGCAGTACAACCTTTAATCTTCCTAATCTTATAGAAAAATTCATTGAAGGTGGTAGTACTGCTGGTGATGAACATGAACCAGGATTACCTGGTATCTCTGGTAGCTTTAAATCTACTACTTTTTATTCTGATCCAGAACCTACAGGTGCATTTACACGCACCTCTGCTTCTTTTTTCTTACCAGTACCAAGTGCATCTAATGATACCATTAATATATATAATCTCGATATGTCGTTTGCTGCTACAGAGAATGGTTCTGAATACTATGGTAATTCTACTACAGTTCAGCCAGCCTCTGTAGTAATGAAACCTTTCATTAAAGCATTTGATACTATCATCAGTACTAGTGCTTTGAACTTAGATGAATTAATATCTAAGATTACTACTCTTGAATCTACAGTATCCACTCTTAATGATAATGCTTTGCTTAAAAGCGGTGGTACCATGACGGGTAATATTGCTTGGACTAATACTTCACCAACTTTAGGTACTGATACTATAAATGGTGTGATGACTGTAGGTTGGGCTTCCCATACTGCTAGAGGCCCGCGCTTAGTTCTTAATGGCGATGAGTCTGATGCTGGTCTTTCCTTTGCTCTTGGTACTATTGCCTCTACACGTAGAGGTATGCTGGTTGGTTCTGTTAATGATTCCACTTTAAAATGGAATGGTGTAAGTGTAGTACCTTATACTTCTACTGCTGCGCCTTCTGCTTCTAATGGATCTAATGGTGAAGTGTGGATTCAGTATACAGCTTAATGAGGTTAGATTAATATGACTGATTATTATCTTACATGGGATGGAATATCTGGACACATTATTTGTAATGATATTCGTCTTACAACTGATGTAAAGTTCTCTCTTCCTTTTGAATATGATGCTCTTTATTATGAACCAGAAGTAGGAAATAAATTCTACTTTCATAATAATGAACGAGTAAAGATTACAGATGAACAAGAAACACAGATTCGTACTTTCTGTGAGACTTATGTAGAAGAAACAGATTATGAAGTCCATACCTATGATACAGAAGGCAAACTGTATCGTGGTGATATGCTTAAGTCTCAAGCTATTGCTCAGGGTCTTGAGTATGTAGTAAGTGATCTTCCAATCTTTCCTGCTGCTAAATGGATGACTGACCATTGGGATCGTGTTCGTTTTGTAGTACGAGACGATGGTTCTACTCAGATGTATCCAGACTTCATTTGTGATCATTGTGTCTATGGTTATGCTGAAGAAGAATCAGACCAGATTCCTGATCAACCTAATATGTACCATACTTGGGATGTAGCTACTGCTTCTTGGAAAGATAAACGTTCCATTAAGCAAGCACGTGTAGATGCAGCATCTTCTCTTCGTGCAGATTTTGAAATACTTCGTTATGCTATGTCCTCTGATGTATATTACATTCCTTCTTTTGAAAGGGAGACATGGAACTGGCAGGTACATGAAGCTACTAATTGGCTTGCTGATAATGAAGCTGAGACTCCTTACATTGATGCTTTCCTTAATGCTCGTACAGACGAGAATAAACCTACTAAACAAGCTCTCTGTGAAGATATTATAGCTAACCATAAAGCTTTCCTCCAAGCTATGGCTGGTGTTAATGCGAAGCAGTGGTACTATCTTAGTCAGGTTAAAGCAGCTACTACTAAGGATGAATGCTACAACATTCAGATGGCTGCTAGAGCTTACTGTGAGGCAGAACGTGCTAAGATACCGGAGGCACTCTAATGGCTGTCTACGTTAAAGTAGGTGGTGCATGGAAGACAGCATCTAATGTCTACGTTAAAGTAGGTGGTGCATGGAAGACAGCAAGCACTATGTGGACTAAAGTTCAAGGTGTTTGGAAAAGTGATAAACCTGCTGTAACATATTCGTGGACATACGGTTCTTGGGGTTCTTGCTCAAAGAACTGTGGTACTGGTACTCAGACACGTACAGCTACTTGTAAAGGATCAGATGGTAATACTTATGCTGACTCTGTGTGTACAGGTGCTGGATTAACTAAAGGTGCTACATCACAGAACTGCAATACTGCTACATGTTTTACCTCTAAAACTTATACCTCTAACAGTACATTCACTGCTCCCCACGCTGGTACTTATAGAATAGTACTTGTTGGTGGAGGTGGAGGAGGTGGAGGTGGTGCTTTCTGTACTTCTAATACTGTTTCTGGCTCTGATTCAGATTCTGTTGTATGCGTATCGGGAGGAGGTGGAGGAGGTGGAGGATCAGGAAGACAAAGTTCTCCTATTTCTAAAACTCTTTCTGCTGGTAATACTATAACATTTTCTATTGGTGCTGGAGGAGGTGGTGGTGCTAGGTATTACGCTTCTGTAGTTCCACAGAATTGTAATGGTACAAGTTCAGAAATTAGTTGCCCAGGTTCAGCAGGTTCAACAGGCGGTACTACTTCTGCTTCTGGTTCTTTATCTTCTTCTATACCAGGCGGAGGAGGAGGGTCTGGAGGCATAAGTAGAGCATCGTATACCTATACAGCATATGCTGGTGGTGCGGGCGGTGGGGGACAAAGCGTTGGATCACGTGGTAATAGTGGAGCACAGTACTATAATCTCTCTTTTGCTGCTGCTGGTGGTAATGGTGGGGCTGGAGGTTCTGGAACAGCCCCTGGTGGAGCAGGAGGTAGAGGTGGAGGATTGAAAAGTGGGGGTAAATCAGATGCTTTAGGTAATCCTTCTTATATGCCTACTAACGGTTCTTCTGGTACTGCTGGCAGAGTAACGATAACTCTAAGTTAAATAAACGAAGATTAAATATAAAATTATCTTTAAATAAATACTTGACTTTTAAATAATAAAACTTATATATTAAGTATACTTAAGTAACTAAATATTATTAATAGTTGTTTATTAATGATATACTTAAGTATAAACTTTAGTAGTATTTAAATATAGTATTAGTAGTAATATTAATAATATACTTAAGTACTACTAAAGGTAACTAATAAGTTAATTAACTTAAGTATCTACTAGCGATAGCGTAGTAAGTTAAATATGTATCCTTTTAGTCTTACTTTAGTTAACTTATTAGTTACACTTAATATTAACTTTTAATTATTATTTAGGAGCTTAAGTATGGCTTTTGAAGGCATAGTTAATGCTACTGAACATAAGGCAGAAGATGGTAGTAAGCAGTATACTGCCAACGTTGAAATGTCTAACACTAAAAAGGATACCGATATGAATGATCTCGCAGGATTGATGGCTCTCATGCAGGGTAACATGAATAAAGATCTTCCAGGAATGCTTGCATTGTGTAAAGACAAAGGATACGATGGAAACCAGTGGTGGTGGATAATCATCATTCTTTTCTGTCTTTTTGGTGGAAACTTTAACTTCGGTAATAACAGAGGTACTGCCGCTGGACTTATCGGTGCGGAGAATCTTCAGATGATTACTTCTACATTTGATCGTATTGCTGCTGCACAGGCTGTTTCCACTGAAGGGTTCGCAAATCTAAACACACATCTCTGTGACGCAATAGCTAATACTATTGCTTCTGTTCGTAATCAGAGTGATAGAACTAATGATAATATAAATAATGTCTCTCGTCAGATCTCTCAGTGTTGTTGTGGACTTGAGTCTACTCTGGCAGATGTACAGTGTTCTATTCGTGGTGTCTCTAGGGATGTAGCTGATTCTCGTTCAGCAGTCGAAGCTAGGATTGCTCTTTCGGAAGAAAGGCTCTCTAATAAAATTGAACTTGGCAACTCTCAGCTTGCTTGTTTGATTAAAGATCAGGCTAAAGATGCAGAGATTGCTCGACTTGGACGAGAGAACTGCCGTCTTGAAAATCTGCTTACTCAGAGTAATATGACTCGTATGGCTCAGGCAGCAGCACAGTCTGCTGTATCAGACCTTCAGTCATTTGCTGTGAACCATTATACTCCAACACGGACAGGTACTACGACTACCGCTTAGGAGTAGCATATGGAATTGTCCAGTTATAAGATAGTTCCGATCGAAGAACAAGAGGAGCATAAAGAGAAAGACTCTATGGAAAATCCTCTTACAAGAGTTGAAGATGAATTTGATGGTTGGGTTGAGTATCGAAAGATGCACAAAGAAACTAACCAAGATAGATATAAGATTGCATCTCAGCAAGAGTTCGGACATCTCCTCATGGCCATAGAAGACTTCTTTAGCTGTATTCAAAAGCATCAACCTGATGCTGAAGAAGCAGCAGAGTTTAATAAGATGATTGCCCAGTTCTCAATGAAGGGCATCTAAACCTTTTAATTACAAAAGGCATCGGAGGTATGTTACACGCTTTCGGTGCCTTTTGTTGTATGTAGAGATAATTTAATGGCGGAAATACTTTTTAGTAATAATGCTTCCACTAGATTGTTTACTACGATTGATGCTTACGCAACAGAAATCACAGTGTCCCCTGGTACAGGAGCTTTGTTTCCTGAAATTAGTCCTACACTAGATCAGCATTTCCGCGTAACTTTGATCTCTGCTAGTGGTAACTTTGAAATTGTTAAGGTGACTGCTCGTGTTGAAGATAGACTTACTATTGAACGGGCACTGGAAGGAACAACAGCAAAGAATTTTGAATCAGGTTCGATAGTAGAACTTCGTCTTACTGCTGGTGGTCTTAACTGGATTGGTGGACGAGTTGGTAATATTGAATCTAAGCTTGGTATAGATGAAGATGGTTCTTCTTTTACACCTTCTGATGCTTTCGTTCTTGCTGTTATTAATCATCCTAAATTTAAACATGCAGCAAAACATGCTACTAATGGTGGAGATGCTATAGCACCTACAAGTATTGGTGCTGCTAATGGTGATGCATCTGGTAATGCAACTAATGCCAATAACTGGGGTGGAGGAGCTTGTTTTAGATCAACAGCATCCCCAAATTCTGGCACTGGTAAAACAAATGATATTTGGTTTCAGTATTATTAATAGGAGTTTTTGATGAGCTATGTTCTGACTTGGTCTGATGGTGTTGGTCGTGTTGGTACTAATACATACTTGTATGATGTTACAGTAAAGCCTACGCTTGATTTTGCATATGATGCTTTATATTATGAAACATCAACTTCTCTTTACATTAAAGTTCTCAATGATAATCAGAAAGATCTTACAGATGAAGAGAAAGAACTTTGCCTTGCCTATTGTAAAGCTTTTGAAGAATCAGATGAATATATTTGTGTAGCTATTGATCCTGATCTTAAGCTCTATGAAGGCTACATGCCTCGTGGTGAAGCTAAAGATAAGGGTCTTGAAGTAGTAGCTGGTGCTGTTCCTCCTGACCACCCTATGTCTAAATGGGATGGCAATCAGTGGCGTAAGATTGTAGCAGCTATTGATGAAGATGGTAAGCTTTATCTCCTTCCTGCTCAGGATAATCTAAAGTATAACTTTGTGTTTACTGAAAAGGAATGGGATGCATTTCCACATCCTACTTATGATGATGAGCTTTATGACTTCCAGTCTAATGAATGGAAAGATGCTCGTAGTCTTTCTGGTTCAAAGACTCTAGCAGAACAACGCGTTCGTGCTCTCTATCTTCAGGACTTCCGTAACTATCAACTTGTTCACTTTGAGATAGATCCGATCATTGATATGATTCAGCTTAAAGAACTTCTTCATCAGGATGATACTCCTTTTGTAGATGCTATGGCTGCTGAGATGGGATCAGATAAAACTACTATTCTTTCTCGTATTCAAGCTCATTATGCTGAAGATTTCCTTACTGATCTTGGTACACTTCATGGTAAGATGTACAAAGCCATTGATGGTGTTCGTGCAGCAGAAACTCTTGAAGCTCTTGATGTTGTAATGCTTCCTTTGTTTGCTAATACGAAGTATCCTTGGAGGCGTCCTGCTAAGGTGGTTCCTTATGCCAGTGAAAATTAAAACAGACTCTTGGCATGGATGTAATCACTGGGTACGTACAGCAGATGGGTGGCATTCAGTACCACAAATATATACTAAAGTAGGCACAACTTGGCGTAAGCTTTACAACTTCTCCTGGGAAACAGGAAGCTGGTCAGGTTGTAATAAACTTTGTGGTGGTGGTACGCAAACTCGTACTGTTAAGTGTAAACGAGAAGATGGTTCTTACTGGCCAGATTCTATATGTCAACAGCAGGTAGGAGCTAAACCTGCTACTTCACAATCTTGTAATACAGGTTCTTGTGATTGGTACTTCTATGGTTACTACGATGATTGCCTTTGGATGTCTACTTTAGCAGGTGGTTCTACTTGGAGACAAATTTATGGAGCCTGTGGTGCCATATCAGAGCATCAATACTTTCAAGTAACTTCCCCTGAGTTTGCTAACGACTCTGTACAGATGGTGGTAGAACTTAGAGATACTAATGGATCATCCTACCAGATTCATGTGCAGATGTGTCGTGCGCAGAATGTTTGTTCTGATACTATCATAGACTTTGGACACAAAGGTGAATGTGATGGTGGCGTATGGTACTTTGAATGGTATCCTAAGACCTTAGGGTTTACAAAGTATAGATGTACAGACTGGCGAAATGTCATTCAAGGTTGTTCTCAATCTTGTTCTGGTTGCACTGACTCTGGTTGGGGATACTTGAATTGTTCTTCAGGCGCTCCAGCTTGGTGTTACATTAAATCTCCTAACTCAGCAGGATAATTTAAATGAAACTCTCTCTTACTCAATTCGCTGGCATGGCACCGAAGATAGCTCCTCAGCTTCTTCCTAATACCTTTGCTCAAAATGCCAGTGAAGTAAAACTTCAGAGTGGAGAGTTGAGACCTTTTTATGAAGACATAGATGTGCTTGATCTTGATGATGACACAGCTAAAGTCTTCAAATATTATATACCTAATGATTCAAATGGTATTGGTTACATCTGGTTAACATTCAATAAAGATGTAGACATAGTTAAAGGTCCAATCTTCGCTGATGAAAATAATAGAATTATTATATCAGGTCTTGATGGTGGCTTACGAGTAACAGATACTACAATGATTACTAAAGAAGTCGAAGACGAAGGAACTAATAAAGGTAACTATCGTCCTCAAACTCTTAGTGCGTCTAATACTTATCTCCTTGGTATACCTGCACCAACAGGTGTAGTAATGTCAGTAGGTGGTACTAGTGCTGGTAATGTAGAGTCTCGTACATATGCTGTTGCTCTTGTTCGTACTTGGTCTGATGGTAAAATAGATATAGGTAAACTATCTGATCCAGCAGTTACTTCTGCTGGTTCTCTTACAGTAGATGTAGGACTTAATCAGACAGTTACTCTTTCTAATATAACTATTCCTTCTAATGCGTATAGCCAGTATGGTGTGCGCAAGGCTTACGTATATAGGTCTACTGTAGGCTCTACTGGTGCTGCTACTTATGGTTACGTAGGTGAGTTCAACATCAATGCTAGTGACACTAAGTATTCATTTACAGACGGTAGGTCTGCATATGATGTTGAAGAGTCAGCAGTGAGTGCAGAATGGGATGTACCTGATGCAGATCTAAAAGGTCTTGTATCTCTTAACAATGGTGTTCTTGCTGCATTTAAAGGTAGTGATGTATATTTTTCGTATCCATATCAAACAAGTGCATGGCCTTCTACTTATCGTGTATCAGTTGACTATGACATAGTAGGATTAGGTGCTTTTGGTAATACAGTAGTTGTTTGTACTAAAGGTATGCCAGCCCTTATACTTGTATCAGATCCGGCATCTGCTACTCTTCGTGCTATCAACAGTGCTTATCCTTGTGCTTCTAAACAAACTATAGTTAACTTTTCGTCTGGCGTAGTATATGCATCTACAGGGGGACTTCTATTTGTAAATAGTACATCACCTAAGTATATTACTGGTGATTATATTTCTAAAGATGAATTTACAGATTGGAATCCAGAGAAGCTTATTGCTGCCCCTTATGGTACACAGTACATAGCAGTATCAACAGATGCTAAGAAGTATCATGGTATTTTGTTTGATGTAGGTGATGGTACTAAAGGTGTTACATCTTTATATAGATATGCTCATAGTGTATATCACGATGATGAAACAAATGATATGTACCTAATAGTACCTACAGCAACCGGTGGACGTAAACTTGTAGCATATGATAAACCAGGTGCATCAAGAGATAATCAGCTTTATCGAGCATACAACTGGCGTTCAAAACTGTTTATATCTAATCAGGGCATAGCTACTTTATCTGCTGCTCGTGTACGTATTGATGCTAGTGCTGCTATGGTTTCTCTTGTAGCTAAATCATATACATATAGTAAACATGCTATTAATGATGTAGAATTAAACTACTTTGATATTAATGGTCCTGTTGATCTTAAGTATGTATATGAAAAACTTAATCAGAAAACATATGTATATTTTATTTACTATGTAGATGGTGCTCCTAGGTTACAGAGAAGAACAAATAGTTCAGCACCTTTTAGACTTCCTTCTGGTTTCCGTGGTGACACCTTTGAAGTAGAAGTAGAAGCAGCAGTTCCAATTTCATCTATTGAACTTGCAAGTTCTATGGGAGAATTACTATAATGCAGAAACAAAAATTCTCATATCCAGATATTCCATATGTAGATGATAGAACCCTTTATGATTATTTCTTCTCTCTTGATCGTGTAATACGAGCACAAGGGGAAGTAATCAATCTTTTGATAGAGGCTCTCAATGCGAAATGATCTCTATCAAATGAATACATATAGTCCTTACTCATTAGATAATTCTCTTACTCTTGGTTCTACAGATCAATCCTACGATTTTACTCAATATAATAATCAAGAACAAGATCTTGGTACTAATGTGTATAAACTACCTGTGATGGGAGGAGACGGATACTCTACTCCAGATGATAATAGCTACAACGGTTTATCTGGAACAGGTTCTTTCAGTAAAGGCGCTCTTGATGCTATTAGTGACAGGAATGCCTTGAGTGGTATAACTAATGCTTTTGGTAGTCTTGGTACTACTGCTGCTAAGAATGGGGCTATGGGGTTTGGTCTTACGGGTAATCTAGGTGTCGGTCTTACTTCAGCTCTTGGTGCAATAGGAAACCCAATGGGATTAGCCAATGCTTTCGGTTCCTTCGCTGGGCAGGCTCTTGGTATTAATACAACACCAAGTATGTCTAATACTATAGGAATGTTGTCAAGCTTAGCTTCTATAGCTAATCCTGCTCTTGGTGTAGCAGTAGCGGCTATAGGTCCAATGGCATATGATGGTTTGATGGATGCTCTTGATGCTCGTACACATGAGCAGGTGAGAGATCTTGCAGAAGAACATGCTCCTGGTTATGCAGCAGGTAGAACAGCCGGTAGTTATATATCTAATCAGTTAGATAAATCCATGGATCTAAGTTACACTAGTCCGTATGGTTCTATGTACGGTGCCCTTGCTGATCTTGGTATGAACATTGGTAAGAGTACAATGCAAGATTACGTTGCTGCAGAGTATGAAGCAAGAGGATTTAGTCCTAGTCTGTCTAATACTATGGCAGACATAGATATTTCCCTTGCTGATGTATCAGCAGCTACAAATCAAGACCTTGGTGTAGATATTGGTGGTAGGGATGCAGGTTACGGCCGTGGTGGTATCTCTAGTCTTACTGGAGAGTATGACTATGGATATGCTGCTACAATGGGATTAGCTGATACATATGCTGGTTTGAGTCTTGATGCTCCAGCAGCAGCTCCTTCTACTACTACTAATACTCAAGGTATGGGTCTTGGTGCTGTTGGTGAAATCTCAGGGCAAACACAAGAGACCACAGAAGCAGCATCTTCTGTAGGACAGGCAGCACCTAGTAATACAGAAGGACAAGAAACTTCTAATACTAATACCAGCGATACTACAGATGAAACAGCAGACGAGTCTACTACAGAAAGTACAGACTCTGGCGGTAATGGCAATGACTCTGCTGGTGTAGGTGGTCTTGGTGGACCAGGTGGCACAGGTAATGGCGAAGGTATTGATTCTACTAATGGTAGTGTTGGCACTTCAGATGACGACGATAGTGACAGTGACTTCTAAATAAGGAAATAATTATGGGATTGTGGGATAGCATCTCAGATACATTTAATTCTCTTGGTGGCTGGGATACAGTAAAAGGGATAAGTCAAGGTGTTGGTACTGCCTATGATATTTATCAAGGCTACCAGTCCAACAAGCTTGCTAATAAGTATGCAGATCTTGCATTCGGTACTGCTGAGAAGCAGGATGAATATGCACAGGAAATGTGGAATAGGTACCGTGAGAAGTACTGGCCACTTGAAGATCTGAACATACAGTATACAATGGAAGATATGCAGACTCTTCGTCCTGCGTATCAGAATCAGGTTAACTATCAAGCACAACGTCTTAATGAACAGCTTGACCAAGCTAAGTACTTGAATCCTATTCTTGATGACACAGAGAAGAGTTTGATTCGGAAGCTTGTTGAAGGAGAAGATGTTCTTGCAGACAGGCTGCGTAGTGAAGCAACAGCAGACATTGGTGCATCATATGGTTCACAGCGCGAACAAGATATGAGATCAATGGGGCTTGCTGGTATTAATCCTAACAGTGGTCAGATGAATAGCTACTTTAATAATATGGGTCGTAGTCAGGCTCTTGCTGAAGCTACTGCTCGTACTCAGGCTACTCGTCAGGCTGAAGACCTTGCTATCTCTCGACAGAGTCAGGCTCTTAATTATGCCAAGGGTGCTCAGCTTCCTACTTATCAGGTAACACCTTCCGTTAATACTTCTTCGATTACTTCTGCTCTTGGTGCTGGTTCAAGTACGTATAGTAATTTGTATACTGCTGCTAACAAGAATGCACAGAACTCTTGGAATGGTGCTAACTATCTTCTTAACTATATGTCTGGTGGTAGCTACGGTAACACTGGATTGAGGAGTATATACTAATGGCTTCTTGGGGACTTGCATACGAATATGGTAAAAACCATTACGAAGATTCTTGGGCTAAGCAGGAACAAAATGATAGGCTACAAGAAGAGCGTAAGCTCTTTGACTTAAAGCTTGCAGAAGATATAGCAGCACAGCAAACAGCTACTAAAGAGAACTCTCGTGTGAGAGATCTCAGAGAGTCTATGGTTGAGTACGGTGATAAAATGAAAGCTGGTGGTGCTCAGGGTAGACAGGCTTTTGTTGATTTCATGAGGACTGCTGGTGTTGATTATGTAGATCTTGGTAACGGTAAGGTTGGTGTATCTGATGGTAAGGGTGGAGTAGACCAGTCTTCTGTCATAGATATGTCTAAATGGAATGGCGATCAGATTATGTCTGAAGCAGCAAAGTCTGTTAATACACATCGTGCTGAAGCAGACCTTTATAAATCTCAGCAAGAGAAAAATCAAGACAGAGCAGATAAGTTTAAATTAGCTGAAATGCGGCAGCAGACTCAGCTTAACATTGCTAAGATGAATAATGATGCTGCTAACTATCGTGCGGGTCTTCAGGCTAAGACAACCTTGGCAGCAGCATCTCTTCGTGCTTCTGCTGGTGGTAGATCTGGTTCTGGTGGCGGTGCTGGTGGTTCACAGAAGGAGCATTATAACCAAGATGCTTATGCAAAAGCTATGGAGTTTGCTGTTCAAGACACATTCCAGAATCCAAATATTGCTGTAACACAAAGTAAAGATACAGGCCAGTGGCTTATGAAAGATACTTCTACTGGCGAAGAAGTTGTTCCTTCTCAAGGGCAGATGACTGACATCCAGAATGCTGCTAATTCTATTTATAATGCTGGCACTAACTTTATGAATCAGAATGGTGGAGACCAGTATAATGCAATACTTGCTGCTGGTAGTGATTGGATAAATAATAGAAGCTCTCGTAGAGGTCTTGAAGACTTTACAGCACAGTATAGTCAGATAGCACAGGATGCTGTTAATCGTATTCCTTCTAAAGATTATGGGCTTTCTTACTCTGCTCCTGTAGTACAAGATCAAATTTCTGGTGGAACTACTTCTCTTTATTCTCCTAATCAGTCTCGTACTCTTTCTGGTAAAGGATTTAATACTGTAGTTACAAACAGCAGTCCTGCTGCTCGTGGTGTAGCTTCTATTACAGAATCTTTTAATTATAACCCTGTTCAATAACCTTTTAATCTTGTCTGGATAGACGGAGAAATATTATGTATCCATATAATCCTGGTACATATTCTATTCCTGCTGATATAAATGTAAATGTACCTTCTGTTAATGGAGGTATAGATGATACAGAACTTAGTTCAATGTTAGTTTATGCTGCTAGATCTGGGGGTAATGCAGCAAGAGAGCGTATTCTTCCACAATATGAAGACATAAATTATAAAGATGTAGACTATGTTAATTTAGAGGAGCCTACTCCTGAAAGAGGAGAGTTTGTAAAGGGTGTTCTTCGTGGTACAGATGAAACACAAGCTACTGCTTACGGTCTTGTTGGTCTCATTGGTGACTTTCTTGGTGCTGACTCTGTACGAGATTGGGGCTATGAAGGTTACAAGAAGAACATGAAAGAAGCAGAAGAAAACCCAGCAGCTACTGGTAGTGTGTTTGATGTAGATAGTGCTGGTTCTCTTAGTGATTATGTTGCTGGTACTGCTGGTACTCTTACTGCTCAGGTTCCTTACGCTCTTCTTTCTGGTGGTCTTGGCTCAGCAGTAGGTAAGACTCTTGCTGGTAAAGCAGTACAATCTTATGCCGCTAATACTATTAAAGAGCAAGCAGGTCAGATACTATCTAAGGCTGGTATTCAAGACGCTACAAAAGCTCAAGCAGATAAAGCTCTTGCTATGGCTACACAAAAGGTCATGGCTGATATTACAGCTAAAGGTGCAGCTCTTGGCATTGGTGCTAACACAGCAATACAAGAATCAGGGAGTAACTGGGGACAAGATGTAGAATCTCATGGTATTGATGCTACCAATCCAGGACAGGATCTTTTGTTTGGTCTTGCTTCTGGTGCAGTAGATTCTATTATGGGTGCTGACATATCTTTGTTTCGTGCTCTTACCGGTAAGACAGTATCTAAAGCAACAGAGATGAAATTTCGTGACGTGCTTACTAAATCTCTTCCTAAAGCTATGGCTGAGGAAGGAAGTGCAGAAGCTATACAAGAAGTTCTCTCTTCAATTAATGCTAACATCCAAGATGCTAAAGGTCTTATTACTGAAGATGACATCAAGGGTATTGTAGATGCTGCTGTAGCTGGTGCTCTTGGTGGTGGTGCATTCCATGTACCTACTCTTATGAAGAGTATTGGTAATAGGAATAAGCTGACTGCTGATGAGCAGAAGCTTCAGTCTCTTGGTGATGAAATAGTTCAGAATCAAGTAGAACAGATCAATGAAGATATCGATAAGACTACTGAAGATATTGCAGAGACTACTCAAGCTAAAGAATATAACAATGCAGTCCAGGAAGAAGTAAATGCTTTTAATAACTACTGGAATGGTATCTCTGATAATTATCTTCATGCAAAAAGAGCAGGTAAGCCCAATGAAGAGTGGCTAGCTCTTGCTCCTCGTTTTGATTATCTTTCTGATAATGATAAACGCAATGTAACTAACGCTCAGAATGGTCTTCGTAAAATTCAGGAGCAGCAGAGAGTTGCTGAGTTGAAGTTTATGAGGCAGATGAACTCACAGAATAGAGTAGGTGAGATTCGTAATCCTCTTTTTGATGAAGACCAGAATAATACTACTAATCTTATTCCTAAAGATGAACAGCAGTATCTTGATCAGCAGGAGCAGAATGCTTGGGAAGCAGGTCAGCAGGTAGCCCAGCGTCAGTATGACATCTGGAATAAGTACGCTGAAGAAGAACGAGCTAGATTCAATCAAGAGTGGAATACTAAGAATCAAGGTATCATTAATGAGTATAATAAGTGGAGACAGATTCAAACACAAAATGGTAGACTTCTTCCTGAACAACAGAAAGAAGCTGCTAAGTCTGTTGCCGCTTATGCTGAGTATCAATCTTCTCGTAAGGAAGCAGAGAAAGAACTAGAGAAGAAACTTGCTCGTGGTTATACTACTCCTACTGGTGAACTTATCTCTGCTGCAAAGCTTCAAGCTAATACAGAGTATCAGAAATCTCTTGTTGACCAAGGTGTTCAGAAAGGTCTTTATAGTGATATCGGTGCTAGGTTACAAGATACTGTAGTATATAACAATAAACTTCAGAAGATTCTTGATAATAGATTAAATACTATTCAGGAAGCTATTAATAATATTACTGCTAAACTTGATGGAGAGCAGAAGAATCTAACTCTTACTCCTGCATCCTTCAAGAGATACAAGAAGCACATTCAAGGATTACAGAGAGAACTTGGTCGTACCAACAAAGCTAAACGTAAAATGTCTAAGATGTTGGCCGATATTACCCGTAAGTCTCAGAATCTTACAGGAGAGAATCTCGGTACGATAGGCGCAGACATTCAAGACCTCTTTAATACTGGACAGGAGATACTTAACCTTGAAGGTATTAATGATGTATATCGTGCCGAACAAGACTTAGCTATTTCTAATGCTAAAGATAGACTTAATAAACTAAAGACTGAATTAAATAAAGTTGATACTTTAGTAAATACTTATAATAATAGTAGCTTAAGAAACTTAATTCCTAATATTAAAAATAATATTAAAGAAATAGAAGCAGAAGAAAAAGCTAAAAGAGATAGAATAATAGCTAAAAATGTTCTTAATGCTACTAAAGCTTCTCTTAATAATATTAATATAGATACTGATTACAATCTTCGTGATGTTAAAGATCAAAATGTAAATCCTGAATCACAAGAAACATCCTCTCTTCAGTCTACAGTAGAGCAAGCTCAGAATCAGAGTACCCTTGATAGAGCATTCACTATTACTAAGATGCAGAGTCTCAAAGATAATCTTTATACTGCTGAGCAGATGAATAGGATTATCAATGAGAATAATATTCGTAAGAAGACTGGTCAGAAGAATGTTACACCTTCTAATCCAGATACTATTTCTAGGCTACAGGAGGCCGATAGAGGCACGAAAACACAAAACCCGACCCAACAGTCAGGTCAGCAACAAAATATGCCTACAGCTCCTCAGATTCAAAGTGCTGAGGGAGCACAGCAGCAAGCAGCTAAAGAGATTGAAACAAAGCAGGACATTGCTACTTCAGCACAGCAGAGTCCTATAATCAAAAAGGTTGCAGAGTACACACAGAATATACTCAACAACCTTCCAGCTTTAAAAGATAATGTGATTCTTGTTGAAGATGGTAACTCTCCGTCTGTTCCTATTGAGATACAGAACCTTCTTACTAAGGTACAAGGCAGTCCTAAAGGTGCTTATTGGAATGGTAAAGTATATATCTTTGCTTCTAATATCATCAACAAACAGGATGCAGTACGTACAATAGTACATGAAGGTGTAGCTCACTATGGTCTTCGTAGTTTGTTTAATGATTCCCAGCTTGCTCACTTTATGGGTATCACATATGATTCATTTAAAGATACACCTGAGTGGAGTAGGTTCCTTGAGAATAGACCAGAGGTAGCTAACCAGAAACCTATTACACAGGCTGAAGAATTTGTAGCTTACATTGCAGAACAAATGAAAGCAAGTCAGCTTACAAGACCTGGTATTAAAAGTATCTTTAATAGGATAATTGGTTTTCTTCGTAATGTACTTCGTACCCTTGGGTTTGGTGATAAACTTACAGTAGATGATATTCGAGATGTCATCAACTTGTCTGCTAAGAACCTTACCAATCAGCGTACTAAAGTACAAGATGCTCTTAATGAAGTAGTAATCTCTACAGATAAAGATATTCAGAGTTACGACTTACCTAATGAGCCTATATATGGTACTAAGTTTGATAGTGCTGAAGATGCAATAAAGGCATACAAGAATATAGAATACTCTCGTTCTGGTATACCTAACACTGCTTACATTCAGAACTACCCAAAGAACAGTAATACACTTAATCTAAATGACACGTTGCAACAGCAACCACAGCCAGTGCAAGCTAGGTTGTCTAAGTTGATAAACCGTCTAGGTATTAAACCAGAAGCGGTACAACGTGAAGATGGTTCTCAAGTTATTTCATTCATGGGTAAACAATTTAATCCTGATGCTTCTCTTACAGAAAACTTCCTTCTTGATAATATCACAGGGTGGGATGTATATTCTACTCTTGCTCAGATGACAGATAAGAGACAGGCTGCTGAGATGCTTCGTGCTTATGGCATCCGTGGTGCTCAGTATGCGCAGGATGGAAAGAACAACTATTATCTTTTCGAAGGTAATAATATAAGTGGCAGACCTTATGTCTACAGTATGTCTATTCTTTCTGAACCTAAGTTTCTTATTACAAATGAAACCCCCAAGGATGAGATAGCTCTCGACCCCGAAACAGGGGAGCCTACTGGTAAGACTACTGAAGATAATGTTACCTACATGAACACACTCTTTAGTAATACCAATGCTCAGTCTCGTTGGCTTAGACTTTATAATGAGTTTAAGAAGGCAGGCAAGACTACTGATGCTAACGGTAATCTTATTGAGCATGGTTTTATTGAGAAGTTTATTGAAGCTGGAGTAGACCAGTATCGTAGACTCAAGATTGTTCAGCAGTACCTAAAAGAAAAAGGTAGCAAAGCTATTAACTTTACTACCAATCTTTATCAGAATCTTCAAACTCTCTCTGGTGAAATTAAAAACGAACAAGCAGACCAATTGAATAAGCATTATCGTGGCGTGCTTGATGCTCTTAAAACAGTTGATGTAGATATGCCTTTCTTCGATGAGAAAGGGAATCAAGTACAGACTATTAAAGCTGATGGAAGTGATACTTACATTAATGCAAAAATAAAAGCTCTTGATATTTATCTTCTTGCTCGTCATGCTCCAGAGCGAAATGCTTCTGTAAATGCTCGTATGCGTGGTGTACGTTACACAGATAAGAGTGGTAATGTTCATTATCGTAATGCAAAGACTCCTGATAAAGGAGGTACAATCTGGAATGCTTCTGGTATGCCAGACTCACAGGCACGTATGCTGGTATCTAAGTATGAGACTATACCTGGACTTAAAGAAGCAGCAGATAGAGTATCAGCAATGAACAAGTTTACTCTTGATTCAATGCTGGACTACGGTTTGATTGATAAAGATTCTTATAATAAGATGGCAGAGTACGACTACTATGTACCCCTTCGTGGTTGGGAAGATATGATAAATGTCTTTGACCCAGGTGCATACAGAGCTAAGGGTTCTCTGTCTACTGGTAATAAGAAAGTAGCTCAATACTCTAAAGGGCGTACTGGACTTCCCGAATCTCCTTTCCTTCGTTCTGTTCAGCAGATGGAAGATATTATTGCTGTAGGTAAACGTAATCAGGTCATGCGTGGCTTTGGTGAACTTGTAAAGAATACACAGGATGAAAAGAATCTATGGGAGATAGACCGTACAGGTACTGGTGCTGTACGTCTTCAGCTTATGCCTGATGGTTCTATTGGTTTTAGAGCTAAACCTTCTGAACTCTCTGGTGAAGGCCATAAGTTTGTTACCTACTTTGATGAGAATGGTAAGCAGGTACGTATAGCTATTAAAGATAAGTGGCTTGCTAATGCTCTTCGTGGTGAGAACAGACCTGTTCAAGGTGCTGTCATTGATGGTTTCCGTAAGGTTACAGGCTTGATGGCACAGTTTATGACTTCTCGTAACCCCGCCTTCGCTTGTAGTAACCCTGTTCGAGACCTTCAGTCTGCTATTCTTAACCTTGGTAATGTCATCGAGGAGAATGAACAGAGAGGTTTGATGGAGAAGAGTGGGCATATTCAGCGTAATGTATTTACAGATGTTATTTCCGGTAAGTATGCTAAGATTCTTTGGGCTCTTTCCTCTTCAGATGAAGGTAGAACTACATTCGATGCTTCTAAGTTTGACCCTGAAGTGGTGCAAGACTTAATGGATTGGAGAAAGAACGGAGGACACACTCGTTCTCTTGACCTTTATAACATTCAAGACTTGTACAAAGATGCTAGAAAGAATCTTCGTACAAAGGGTGTAAGTAAAACTTTTGGTACTCTTCTTTCTTATTGTGATATTCTTTCTGATACTACAGAAAACATGACAAGGTTCTCTGTGTACAGAAATGTTCAGCAAGCTTTTGTTGAGAACATTAACAATAGAGCTAAGCAGGAAGGGTGGGCACCAGATAAGATTCGTGCTGAGATAGAGAATGCAAAACAAAAGAGTGCTAATATTGCACTTGATTGTACTGTAAACTTTAGTAAGCGTGGAGCTTGGGCTGACGTATACAATCCTCTTTGGGCATTCAGCTCTGCTACATTCCAATCTTTCTATCGCATTGCTCGTAACCTATGGAGACCTACTTCTACGCCTGCACAGAACTTTGCTCGTGTATCTAAGTTCCTTGCTTTCGGTATAGGGTTCCCTTTGATGTGGGGTACGGTATGCCGTAGTATTATGGGTGATGACAAAGATGGAAAAAATAAATACGATAAGATTCCTAACTATGTAAAGCTCGGTAATCTTGTTATTCCTTCTCCTTTTGGAGATGGAGAGTATATAAAAATCCCACTGCCGTATGGATACAACGTGTTTACAGCAATGGGAATAGCAATAGACAATGTTACTAACGGTAACTGTGGAGTAGCAACAGCAGCTAGAGATGTTCTTAGTACTGCTATAAGTGGTGTGTCTCCTGTTAACCCAATGGATGGATTGACACAACTCTTTCCTACTGTATTGAAACCGATAGTTGAAATAGCTTCTAATAAAAGTTTCACTGGTGCTCCTATTGTACCAGAAGGGTACGCAGTAGAGAATCTTCCTAACTATCTGAAGGCTTGGTCTAAGACTCCTCAGGTGTATAAAGAAGCAGCTTCTCTTATGAACTTCCTTACTGGTGGGTTCATGACCAAAGATGGTGTTGGTCTTCTTGACATGTCCCCAGAAATATACGAACACCTTGTGACAAGCTATATGGGTGGTCTTGGTAGAACAATGCAGCAAGCAGCAGACCTTATAGTATCTCCTGCTTTTAACTATGATGTTCCTACTAAGTCCATACCAATTCTAAATAGATTCTATGGTACTGTAGGGTATGACGATGATAACTCTATATACCACGCGTACAATAATCAAGTTTCTGCTGCGCTTGCTTTGAAGAAACAGTACGAAGGAGACCCTGATAAACTTAAAGATATTAGGGAGAACTACGCTACTGAACTCTCTCTTGAGAGAGCACAGAAACAAGCAACAAAAGAGTTGAATAAAATACGTGAAGCTGAAAATAATTTAAAGAAGAAGTACCCACAAGGTACACGCTCATCTGCATACAATAATCAGATGAAATTAATAAAGAAAAGAAAACAACAGATAATGCAACGCTTTAACAAACAAGCTAATGCACGAGGATTAACTTCTCAGGAATAATATGAGTATACTAGCCACAGCTCTTGGTGGTGGTGTTCTCTCTAAGATAGGCGGGTGGATAGGTAACTACTTCACCACCCGCCAGCAAGCTAAACAACAGGAAGTACAACTTAAGATGGACCTTCAGAAGGCAAAAACAGAAGCCCAGATTGAATTGTACAAGACTGGTTTAGTAGGAGACATCGCTTGGGAACAGAGAGCACAAGATAACGCCGGGTGGAAAGATGAGTTTCTAGTAATAGTATTCTCAATACCACTCATTGCAGGGTTTATCCCTGGTCTTGATACCTATATACTCCAAGGCTTCAACTCCTTTAGTTCTATGCCTGATTGGTATCAAGGTTCTATTGGTGTTATCGTTGCCTCTGTGTTTGGTATTCGTAAGTTTGCTGACATCATGTCGTTGAAGAAAGGTGTAAGTCTTTCTAACATCGAGGATGTAAAGAAACTTATTGCCCTGAAGAAAGACCTTCAGGAAGTAAATAAAAAAGATGAAGAGTAAAAACTCTTTAGATACAACAAAAGACCCCAAGTATCCCTAAGGATACCTGGGGTTTTGTTTTTACTTACGTTTCTTCTTTTTCTTTTTACTTTTAATTGGTTTCAGTTTACCCTTCTTTCCTACGAAGAAACCTTGGGGTACTAAGTTCCTTCTTCCAAAGACTATGCCTGTGTCATTAAAATCATGATGTGGGTCATTAGCAGCATCCCAGTCACCTAATGCAAGAGCAATCAGTCTTTGTTTCATACGAAGAGAATCATCAGCCAAGCTTCAGCTCCTTTCTTACAATGTCTATGAAGGTATCAGAAAGATACTTCTTAATAGAATTAAAGTCACTTAAGGTTTTCTTAGGATACCTTGGGTCAACACCATAAGGAGGGAGCTCTTCGTACCACTTACCCACATCAAGCATGAACTTAGTTATACTTGGGTAAGTATCTTGTTCAGGTGTAGGAAGATTATCATCAATCATAAACTTCAAACCTGTACTTCTGTTTCGCATCAGGATACTTTGTCTTATCTACCTCAGAGAAAAACTCCCGTGCATCTCGAACAAACACACGATTATCGTTTGGGTCAGTGTTAGTATACACAATTACCTGCTCAGGTATTCGTTTATTAGATACATCTACAGCATGACAAAGTACAACGTAGATTGTACCTTTAAAATGAATAAAGACTTCACCTTTATCAACTCTACTAGCGTAGTCTTCATCACTAAAGTACATAGATACCTCCTTACTAGCATCCATTTTAAGGCCCCTAGGAGCCATTCTAAGGCACGAAAAAAGAAATCCTGATACCTAGGTCAGGTTTTAAATTTAAAGGGCTTATTTCAATATGGCCACCTGAACACTATCTTACACAACCAAGTAAATAACCTTTCGACAAGCCTAATCATCAAGAGGTTCCCACGAGTAGTCAGCTTTATCTACCCACACCCCTCGAATATCTTTTGGAATAAAATATGTACCGCAGAAAGGGCACTCAGCTGACCTTTGATTTTTGTACACAACTACGTCAGCACCACAATAAGGACACTTAGTAACCCGCTGAAATACTTTATCTTCATCTGGGTTAGTAGCACGAGACATAATATCCTCCAGTTAAAAGTAATGCCCACCAAGGTTAATTCCCTGGTGGGCTTTTCTATTTATGCAGCATTAGATGTTGTTACCATACTAGCTGCAACCTCTACCCTACGAATTTCTTTCGTTGCTTTCTCACGCTTCTTAAGAAACTCTTCAAGCTGAGTAGCATAAGGAGCCATGTCAGGGTTCGGACTATTCTTGAGAGCTTCAAGAAGTTCCTTCAACTTATCTGTCATCTCCGTAGCAGTCTTATCTTCTACCATCTTACACCCACTTCATGTTTACAAAGTCAAGCTTCTCAACATCGAACAGTTTCCATTTACCATCACGAATGTTCTTGAGAAGATTTAGTTCATTAACACGGAGCATTCCGGTATTGAGCTGCTTCTTAAATTCATCAACACGTTTCATTGTATCAGTAATCTCAGCAAGCATTGCTTTATTCACACGCTGCTGTGCATCTATACGTTCTTCAAGCTTAGGAGTATTATGTTCCATATTAACCTTCTTTAATTATATACCAAATAAAGGAACCAGGGATAAGAATGTGAGAAAACAATTGAAAAATAGAAGTGATACAGTCTGTTCCTTCCATCTCTGAATTATCCTTCCACAGGTTTAGGTTCGTCATCATACTTAGGTGTATAACCCTCTTCACCATAGACTGCTGATGCTGCTTTCTCTGCTTGAGCATCTAGCATTCTTCGGTTAGCCATTACTTTCTTATAACCTTCTGGGTCAAGTACACCTATAGCATCATCAATTGGAAGACGACAGAGAGTAGTCATAGCTAGTTTTAGCATTCGTTGTATCTCTGTCCAATCTGTTTCGTTAATGTCTCTTGGTATCAGCCAAGATGATTCCCAAGACCTCCCTTGAGATTCACCAAGAATAGTAAACATTGTTTTATGTGGTAGATTCTGGAGGTCAACTTCATCTTCAAACTGAGTAAGTGGTTGAACATCTGCATCTATGTCAAACTGAGCAAGAGCTTTTTCAAACTCTTCTTGTCTAGTCATGCATTTCTTCCTTCGATGCTTTATATGTGAGTGCATACCTGTGATAAGTATTACCAAACAAAGCCTTGATTACTTCTGGGTCGCCAAGATTATTAATAAACTTATTAATCACATTAACCTTAGCCATGTACGCAATGGTTCCCATGTTCATTGCTTGACGAAGCAAGTCCCAGTCACCAAAGGCAGTACCTTCTTTCTGCGCTTTGTCTTTAAGAGAAGTACAAGCGAACAAAGCATCCCAGAATTTGTATCCTCCATCAGTAGAGGGGTCGAACTCTGTCAACTGAATAGCTTCAACAAGAGGGAAGTAAGAAGCATAGATACCTTCATTAAGGAGAATCTGTGCTGCTTCAGAAGGAGATTCTTTTTCTTTATCTACCACTGACTGAAGTTTACCCATCAAAGCAGCATGAGCACTTGAATGAGAAGATGTATCTACCTTAATAGGGTTACCTTCCTTTTTCGCAAAGTAAGCAAGACAGCTTTCTTCCCAATCATTTGGGTTATAAATAAAAGGTTCTACATTCTTCTTACTCATTATTCAGCCTCCTTAGTTTCTTCCTTAACTTCTTCCGTCCCATCTTCAAGAGGGTTAGCTTTAAGTTCTTCAAGGTATTCCTTGAATGCTTCTTCAAATCCAAGACGCTTAGACCAAATCATCTGTGCATAATGTGCAATCTTCATGAGGTCACGGTTACGCTCAATGTCTCCACGTTCATTAGAGTCAATCCGATTAATGTATTTCTTAATCTGTTTAACCAAATCATCTTCAGTCCATTCAGTAACCTGGTCATCTGGAAAGTCTTTGTACTGGGAGACTGTGTAGTTCTCGATGTGTCTACCTACTTCATCAGAGAAAATATCCCACATCTTTCCTCGATTAGATTTAATCATAGACTCATCTACCTTACCACCATTCTCTTCAGCAAGAGCTTTAACCCACACATCAAGCTGGAATGCTTCACGAATAGCCTGTTCAACCTGCATCTTATCTACTGCCATAATAAGTCTCCTTTATTCTTAGTAAGTCCAAATACAATTCTTAGCTTTAGAAGGGTCAGCATCAAGGTGTACAAAACCAGAGCCAACACCTACACGATTAATACCAGCAGCAAGAGCAGCTTGAATGATTTCGAATTTCTTCGCTGAAGTGGGAGCCATGATGTCCACAGCCCAGCCTTTTGTGTGAGCAGAACCAGCTACTCCACCAACCTCTTTGTTGTGTTTAGCACAACGATAGGCACTAGAAATCTTCCAAGGTTTACCTGCAATCTCTCTTGCGGCATTCAACATGTCAAGAAACTGACTCTGCATGTGTACTTCTTTACAACAAGGGCAAGCGAGTTCTTTATCTGTAAAATATGATTTAGTTACTTCATCCATTGTAGTAATCCTTTCAAGGAGTTCATCTACCGTTTCTTCTTTTTTCTTCCCGAATAGCATACTCAAGAAGCTCATCTTTCTTTTCCTCATCTAGTGTACCATAAACACTTCCTACTGGGACACCACGTTTAGTTTGCTTAGACCAAACACAATGTAAATCTTTTCCGAAATGTTTGGCACATTCTCTCCATAGTTTCTGCCTCAACTTATCATCTGAGACATCCACTACATTAAACGGTTCATAAAATTTACAACACCAAATGACTCTCTTATGCTGATTGTCATCGTATGTTGCACCTCTGACTTTAAAGTCTCCAGTATAGTATTTATCCTGTGACATTCCAGCTACCCTTAATATCTGGCTGGAACTCTACACTGAAGTCAAGAGTGTTACCTTTCTTATCAAGCTCTACCTTACAATCACCAAGTACCTTTACTACTTTCTTCTTACAGCGAGAGCAGGTACAAGATTGTATCTCAAGCTTGGCACCAGACTTAGTTGTAACAGAGAACTTATCTACTCTGTCTCCAAACTTATGTCCGAATAGCTTACATCTAAAGCTCATTATCAGCCACCATCCTTAGTGCTGTTAGTGCTACGTCGAGAGCTTCTTCCTTTACTCGGCTTTTGTTTGGTTTCTTTTTGAACACTTCCATTTTTAGTTCGTGTACTTCTTCGAGTACTACGCTTAGGCTGTGTTCCAAGCTCGGGTGTTGTTCTGGATGCAGCTTCAACGCCCTGTCCATAACAGGAAGCAACTCCGAAATTGTCTGTAACAGCATCTCCTTCGTTGTTACATTCATCCGTTCCAAAGTCCTTATCAAAGGTATAATATTTATAGCCGTTCTTATCAGCCCAATCAGCATAAGTACTGGACTTAGCAGGGGGAATCTTAACATGTTCATTCATAAAGAACATTCTTATGTCTAGGTCTGGATACTGCTTTCGTATCTGACTCATCTTTACACGAGCCGAAGGGTCGAAGTACCCTTTTGCCTCAAGATAGAAGCTCTCTCCGTTGGGGAGGCGGACATAAAAGTCCGGCACATAGAGTCGGAGCTTCGGTATCCAAGGCAAACGTACCGGCTCGTAGACCCAGACTGCCCCAATAGAAGACAGGTACTCGGCAACCTGAGCTTCAAAGGCTGACGCGAACGTCGTCCCTGCGAACCTAACCTTCTTGGAACGGGTAGTCTTTCTTTTATCCATTCTGTTTGGTCAAGATACTCTTCAAACCAACGGAACATATCCTTTCTAGTTTGACATGTCTTAGCATAATAGAAACTATAAAGGAAATGTCTCTTCATTCTTTTTAGTTGGTCAATGAAATCATAAGTATCTTTTGTCCTTTTAAAGTATTCGTCCTGTTCTTCGACAGAGAATCCAACATTAAAGTATAGCTCATTGTTTTGAACTAGTCCTTCAGTGCTTGGGTAAGATACCCACACTCTCCATCTTAGTCCACTATCAAGACACTCACGTAAGTACCACCACGCTACCATCTCGAAGTCAGACATTGGACAATCATTAATCCAACGGAATACATAGCCCCATTCTGAGACAGCGACGAAGCGGGTATGTTCCTTAGCCTCGTCGCTCCAGAAGTATGAACTCTGAATAGGAACAGAACCATCCCTATCCAGTACTTTGGGTACCATATACTTTGTTGGCCTTCGGTACCTCATTAATAATTTTGTAGCCATTATCTGTTGGTTTGTCAAGGGGTTTAATGTAAAACTTTTTTGTAGCTTTCTCAAGAAGTTCTTCTCGAGTACCACAACATGCCATTAAAGTTCCACATCGAGGACAAGTAATCCTCCAGGTTATGTTACCACTCTGTGTTTTAGGTACAAGTTGTACTGTACCAGCACAGATACCACAGACAAAGAGCCCTTTGTACGGGTCTTTGTCAACAACTAAAGGTATTTTCTTTATCATACTCTACCAATACAAGGCGAAGACAGTACCGACTATGGTTACTATATTCACCTGTCGATAAAACCTTAGTCTTCTTTTGGAAGCGACATCTGTAAATGTGACCCATCAAACTTGTCAAGGTCATAGATGGTTCCTTGATGCAGGCCGATAATAATAGCACTATCAATGCTAGAATGACTGCCTGTTAGTGCACCACAACATGGACACACTATATTATAGAACCCTCTTTTGTTCGGCACACCTTGAAGTTTATTGCCACAAGCAGCACAGCGTAAAGTAGAATCCACAGGAATGACATTGTATTTCTTCTTGAAGAATCTCACGCTGCCTCCGCATAATCTTCAGCAAGTACATCTGTAAACACCTGATGAAGTGCAGAGCTGAGAGTAGAAATCTGTGTGTGATTAAGTTTCAAATCACCAAGAACATCTATTGCTTCAATTGTTTCATGAATGAAATTAGACTCTGCAACACTGGGCTTATTTGGATTATCAAACAGAGTTATCTCCTGCTTGCTTGGTATATACCTACCAAGTATAGTTCCAATGCCAGGAATCTCTTCAGGTACACTTACCTTACGCACATCTATCGCATGACCGAATACAAAGATAGTAGATGGTATCTTCATAATTCCTCCTTTGATAGTTTATAATATCTAGTGATGCTACCATCTAGATAGCACCACGGAATACTATACTTTACGCAGCACTTTCTTCTTTTGGTGCTTCATCCTCATCAAACCTAGACCACTGCTGCTGTACCCACTGACGTTTAGTTTCAGTTTCAATACGTTTATTCTTGTAAACAAGTGCCATAGTCTCGTCACCAATTTTCACATAATTAGCTTCAAGTGCAGTGTAAGACCTGAGGTCTTCAACCAACTGTGACATAAGAGCATTATAAAAAGCAGAATCAGTAGCAGCCATTAGTACCTCCAATATTAAAACGGTTCATCAAACGTTCCAACCTTGCGATTAGAAAGTAAATCATCAGCGAGTTTCTTATCTTGTTCTTCTTTCCATTTCTTAAACTGATTACAGAAGGGAGCAGCGGAACAATACTTCTCACATTTAGTACGTTCACCAGGTCTATGTTCTACCTGACAACCTGTAAGTTTCTTGTCTCGTATATATCTTTCTGCTTCTCTTTCAGTAGAGAGAAGTCTTATAGCTTTAGCAGCACCAGGACGGTACACTGCATAACTTTCTGGTTTAATCCACATATCATCAGCAGTACACTCAGGAAGTTTATCATCTTCGAGTTTACTTGCTTCGTTATGCTCTTTCAACTTACGTTCATAGAACTCTTTCTCTACTTCATACGACCAAGGAGTAAAGTTAAACTCCATGATTGGAAGAGACGGATAGTCTGTGGATTTATATCTGCCAGCATTAGGTCTCCAATCTTTGAAGACACAGTTAACTGTGCACTTATCAACTTGATAGCCAAGTCTACGAAGAAAATATGCGTAGATGTTTAATTGTTCTACCCATTCTTTCTTCAGTTCACCACCATAGATGAATGTAGTAGTAGTCTTGTGGTCGATGAGACGATGGTTTACTTCATCGTACATGTCACAAGTACCAGCTATCTTTACTACATCACCATTAACCTGTTCATCGAACTCAAACCTATGTTCAATCTTGTAACCTTCCATACCTTTAACGCTATCTTCAATAGCACCATGAATAGCTTTACCAATGAAGGTAGCAAGTCTATTATCTAGACTACGAGGAGGAAGTTCTTTAGCGTGCCTCTTACATAGTTGTACCTCACGAGGAGAACGGAGTAGTGTAGTAACACTATAATCTATTCCTTTAAGGTGGTCTTCCTCTTCTGGTTTTAAGATTGTACTGATAAGAGAACTAGGTTCACCAGCTTGAACAATCATAAGTACCTCACTTGAGTAACCATACGTACGCCATCGGTACTTGGGACAAGAGGTAAAGACTCACGTCAAAAGACTGCTTGTTATCCGTCCACTATTTTTCTCAAGATACGTATGGCCACTCAATTACTTTAAACTACATTGCCCAAGGAGGTGTTTCACTTCCGGACATATTCTGGTTATCCCGAACGAAAGCAACATTGGAAGCTTCCGAATCAGAAAGCGGAGTGTACTCAGCGGCTCCACCACTAGTCCTATCTTTCGTAATATTACGAATGGTCTCAACGTCAAGGTTCCGTCGAGTACCAGACTTGGAGAATGAAAGTGCAAGCGTGTCACCAGGTTCACACCCGTTACGGAGAAAGGAAACAATACTAATGCCCGGACGAGTTACCCCCTTTTCTACAACAGACGTAGTTGTATTATCAAAGAATGTTTTTTCGTAAGGAGTGTCAGGTTCATCATTGAATCCCTTCTTCATCCCTTTCATCAGCCAAGCATCATACTTACGACCAGACTTAGCAGTAAGTCCCTTCTTAAATTCAATCGAATCAAACTTAATCCACATTACTTATCTTCCTTCTTACATATAAAATTGGGATGACTAGCACCTTTCAAAACTGCATCGATAAATGTGTGCCATTCAATCAGCTTATGGTTCTTACGCTGGTTATAGATGTTCTGCAACACAGCATAGTTCGCGGTAACTATCCGCCTTTGTAGCCATCCCATTGGTAGCATATTAATAAGTTCTCGGAATCTCTTTTCTGTACGAAGACTCTCAAGTATCTTAAGCATCTCGTCAGGAATAGGAGACTCAAACATATCCTGAGTAATTGGTTTCTTCAGCAGTGTATGCATAGTAGATTCAGACTGCGCTGTTGTACCAATCTTGTACGTATCAAACTCTTTCCACCAGTACATAGGTGCTGTAATGTCAAGAGAGATAGGACACTGACGAAGGAACTTGTTCTCCCCATTACCTACAAGTGCCAGCTTATCTACGATATTCTTACACTTCTCAAGGAGTTCCTTATTAGCAAGGATAGAAGTCTTAGTCTCCTCAGATGTAATACCATAAGACAAGCCGATACCAAGAAGAGCAGGAACAATATACGAATCGTCAATCACATTAACTTTCATCTAATTCAACCTCCTTTGTTGAGCCATAGTCTGGCCCAAGCTCTGCGTCAGCGTCAAGTTTGACGTTGATTTCATAACCAAAGTAATCCTTACTAAGCTTCGGTATGTTTCTCATCGTACCTATTACAGTTTTCATGAGTACCTTAGCATCATCAGGATGACACTCGAATACTAAACTGTCATGAACAAGAAGAATTAACTTTGCTCTTAATCCTAATCTCTTTACCTCCTTCATGGCAGTTACTGTAGCCAAGTTATATAAGTCTGCACTGAAACTCTGTACTGGATAGTTACACACAGCAGCTTGTTGCTCTGGATTCAACAGAAGGACACGACCAGAAGGACTCTTCATCCATCCCTGATACAATGCTAATTTCTTATTCTCACCCTGCCAAACAAAGAGACCTGGATATTTATTTCTAAATGCTTCCATAATCTCTTCCCATTTATTCAATGAGTAACTTGGCATACGAGAATCATAATAGAATCCATACGCACCACCTCCATAACATTACCTTCAAGTAGTGTCGCTAATACTACTTCGCTTACGCTGCTTCACATTGCTGTGAAGATGAGACTATATCTTCATCCGGTCTGGATGGCAGGCGCTGTCCTCGCTTGAGGCTCGTAGTCGTTGCACCTTCCAAGAATACTCTTGGCTTGGCTCAGTGTTATCCCAATGGGACTTCCTCTGAGTTCACCTGCTTATCTCTTAATGTTCCCACTAAGAGGCCCTTATACTTAAGGCTTCTAAAACTTATTGTCTTTGCTGTGGTACGTAACTCCTTCCACTTTACAGGGTCACAACCATCCTTCTGCACACCAAAGATGTGCTCTGTATTAGCTGTATGAATGTCAAGACCATGATTAATCTCATCAACCATAGTTTTATCTTGACATAGGTTAGCAGCTACTCTCCATTCAATCTGACTTAAGTCACAGTTAACTATAACATTACCATTAGAAGGACAGAAGATTCTTTTTAAAGGGCCTTCACCTTTACTTCTAGGCAAATTTTGTAGATTAGGCGACGATGAACTAAGCCTCCCTGTAACTGTAACTGTCTGATTAAACTGACCATGTAATCTACCATCACCAGTGAGACTAGCTAACCAACCTTTGTCTCCCTTGGTACCCTCGATAGTAGACACAGTTTTGAGTAACTTACGTTGATGTGCTAAGGTTTCAAGAAACTCTCGTTGTCTTTTATTCTTAGCGTGAAGAGATTGAATTGTTTGAGAATCTGTACTAGGTTTACCAGTCTTCTTACTCAAGTTCTTTGGGTCACACTTAAACCCAAGACCTTCGTACTTAACTGGTACTTTACACTTACGAGATTTCTTCTTTACGATACCACTCTTAAGTGTAACCTCATACTCTTCTCGTCCATCTACTGTCCACTCACCACCAAAGATGATAGCACTAAGCTGAGCAGCAGATGCAGGATTAAAATCTATTCCTGCTATTTCTATCAGTTTCTTATTGAGTAACTCTGCTTGGTCTCTTGCTTCTTTACAGTACATCTCTGCTCGTTCTTTAATGAACGGAGCACCTGTGTACTCTACTTCAGCAAGTATCTTGGTCATACCAAAAGTAACCCAAGCTACTTTATCAAGACCAAACTTCTTTATCTGTTCGCGTTGTGCAAGATAAATCTTATGTGTAAGAGCTACGTCTTGCTTTACATATCTCTCATGCAAGTCGAGGGGAATCTGGTCTGTTTCATAACCTTGCTCCCACCATTCATGCATCTCATCTACCTTTGTACCAAATCCATACCTTTGAGAAGTAGCATTCAGACTGTACTCTGTGTTGCTATTCTGTGCGTGGAGAAGATACTCACCAACCATAGTATCCCAGACTTCAATATTGTCAAGGTTAAGTTTAACATGTTGTAACCACAATAAGTCAAACTTAATATTATGTCCGACAACTAGAGTTGTGTTATCGAGAGTAGATTGAATCTCTTTAAGGTTATCTTCTGGTTCTCCTTTCGGAGGATTGAAGAACCAAACCTTAGATGTCTTATCAGGAAGTTCAATACAAATTGAACAGAGATAAGCATTAGGTTGCCACGGTTTAAAGTTAGGAATCTTAGTACATTCTATGTCGAGTACAACATACTCAAACATAATTAAAATTGTTTGATTGCATCAATCAACTCCTTAGCAACCATCGAGTGGTCATCCTTAGCCGAATCTAGATACAATGCACATGCACTATTAAAGTACACAGAGAACTTACCATGATGGCCATTGTTCATCTTGTTCTTTGATATAGAAATGTATCGTACAGAATCAATTCCATTCTCAGAATCCTTATGAAGTTTACCTATACCAATAGCCCAATCTAGTTCACCAGGTTTACCTGTCTTTGAGAAGTCCATGTGATTAAGAGTTAACCACTTAACATTCTCTGCTTCAGCACTAGCCTGACCTACTGTAATAATAGGCACGTCATATTTCTTAGCAAGTTCTCGAAATCTACCATACAGTGCTTTTAATCTTTCGACTGTAGAGAAGTTACTATCTCCATTAAATTTAACCTTGTCCCCTTGGTCAATGACCACAAGTCTAACTTTAAACGAAGATAATATCTGGTCTATATCTTCTAATCTAACAGCACTGTTATCATATATCTTTATCTTCTTTCCACCTTGCTGTTCAAACATTTCTTCTGCTTTATCAGCAAAGGTTTCTATCTGTGCTTTAGATGCTTGTAACACAGATTGATAAAGACGAAGTTGAACTTTACTTCCTTTCTCTTCATTATTAAACCACACGATGTATTCATCTGGCTCAATTTGGGATGCAAAGTTTGTTATCTCACTAACAAGAAAAGAAGTTTTACCTGTATCAGGTCTAGCGTACACATGTCCAAGACTGCATCCTCTCAACTCTCCGATGTCTTCATTAAGACAACTGAGTCTCCACTTCAATCCAGGACGATGTGATTCCTCTGCCAATAAAGAAGCTAAGCTCGAGTCTACAAACAGACTTGAGTCGTCCTTATCAAGACGTACCTTATTCTCTTTGTACTCAGTAATCATATCCTGAACTTCATCGAGTACATCATACTCAACACCATCAAGTACATCGGTCAGCTTAAGTAACATTTCCGATGCAAAATACTTTTCCATAAAGTGATTAAGGTTTTCTTCAAGGACTTTAGAATTAATTTGTATCTCTCCAAGTTTACTTAAGAAGTAAGAGTATGAAGTTCTCTTCTTAAGAACAGGATGTTTGACACAGAAGTAAGTCATAAACTCCGGAACAGATACAGCTTCAATCGAAGGATTCTCCTTAAAGTATTCATTAATACACTTAAGTAAAGACTTTGTTTCTTGTTCTAAGTTTAACTTAGTTAAATAAGAGTAATACTTATCAAAGTTTACTTTAGTTAATAAGAATACTATTAAAGATACTTCTTCTACATTATAATTATTATCCATTAGTTACTCTTTAAGTTATTATTATAATAAATACTTAAGTTATTTATTTAAATAATATACTTAAGTATCTATTAATAATTTATACTTAAGTACTATTAGTATACTTAAGTATATAAGTATTAGTTAACTAAAGTCAACCCCTTAATTTTAAGGGGGTTTAAAATTAATTAAATTAATCATCGTTAAGCAGCCACTAGAACAGGTTGAGTAAGATTATCTACCCACGTTCGTACCTTAGTTCGAATATCTTCTACTGCCTTACAGATAGTTCCAATTATAACAAAGGTCTCGCTATTATGAGCTGCTCCTCGTGCTACATCTACTGCTACAAGTACAGGAGATGAAATAATTTCAGATTTAACAATGTCAGTATTAGTACTCATATCTTTACTAATATTATCCCAATTAATGTAACTAGCACTCACCGTTTCAATACTAATAGCAGGCAAAGTAGAAGGAAGACGAGACATAATAATACCTCCAATTGTTTAATAGTTACTTGCGTGTAATGATGTGCTGTATTTCTTCTACCGTATATTCCTTTGGGTCCTTATCAGTATATACGATAGGAGAAGCGTCAAGTGAATATGCATTAAGCATCTTAGCAAACTTAATACATTCCTTGCGCTTATCGGGGTCTAACCACACCCGAACTTTGTGAGACCTTATAACTTCCTGAACATCAGCTCCGACGTAAGAACCCAACAATGCAACACCAGTATACCCAGCACGTGCTACTGCTAATGCACTTAGAATATCTTCGACAAGAACTGTCACTGTGTTATTCGTACCGGCCACAAAGAATATGTGCTTACGTTTTGTTCGCACATTAATGTACTTAGGTTTAGTTCCATCGGACACCAAGGCTCGTCCTTGCCAATACAGTAAACCCTCTTCTCCCCATACAGGAAGGATGACTCGGTCTAGCTCTGGACTATAACCAAATCTATATTGCTTAATTTCATCATCAGTGACACCACCTTTTCTCAACCATACCATACCAGCAGCAGGGATTACAGTAGTAAAGTCACGGGGTAGGGTTACTACATTGTGTTCGATAGATACATCAGCAACCGTGTGAGCTTTCTCTCTTGCTTTCATATAACGTTTAACACCAGAAAGTGAGATACCATCTCTTGTTATGTGCCGATGTGTGTGACACTTGAAACACCAAAGAAAGAATCCATTCTTAGTACGAGTAACTACGAAACCTTTACCTCGTATCTTCTCACCACAGAAGGGACAGTAATCGTATCGCTCACGCTGTCCTACATACATTGTTGTATCAAGGTATGACTCCAGTGACTTCTTGGTGTCGTTACTCATACACTCACCTCCTATCTAAAAGAATGCTCTCCACATCCTCCCAGTGTTATACGTTGATATAATTTTATTGAGAATCTTTTCAGTTCTCTTATCAGTTGCAAGTAGGTATACTAATCCAATAGCACCAAGACCTACCCATACTTTCGCAAGTGTATTAAACATGTTAGCCTCACATGTTCAACACCAGTGAGGAACTAATATCCTTCCTATTAAACATCTGCCGTGCCCAAGATACTGGAGCAGTAAACTTTGCTTTTAGTTTATCCCGAGCATATGCTACACCTAGCTTCGTTACTGTCTTAAGTGCAGTGTACCCAATCTCTTTCTTTATCTGACCTTCAGTCGGCAACTCGGAGTCAGGTACTCCATCTACTTTCGCATATACACGAAGAAGTTTTGTTACGAACTTCACACCAGCTTCAAACAACCACTTAAGAATAGAATTAAGAACCTGTTTCATTTGATACCTCCCTTGACTTCATTAAGTTTCCTTAACAGGACCGGCATATTATTCCTATACAACTGAAGAGACCGATACATGTTACGCATCACAGCTTCACATGAATCAACCATATCTAAAAGCGAAGAGATGCAATTACTCTCTTCACTACGCTTGCTAATTAAATCCTTACACTGCTTACGATACTCCGGAGTAATAACAGGAAGTTGAATATACTTCCCACTGATAAACTTATAAGGGTCATTCATGATAAAGTAAACCTCCTAATAACTAAAAAGGTATGTCTTCGCTACCAACCTCCACAACAGAGCTGTTTCCTGTATCTTCCCATTCGTCAATCAAGTCTCCAACCTTGAGTGCACAATCACGACACAAGGGGAATCCTGTGTTGGTGTGGATTGGAGCTATTGTCCCACACACAACGCATTTCCTGAGCCATTCGTGCTGACCAGGGCTACATATACGTAGTATCTTTGTGTTATCTTCGTTAACTTCTACTATAGAATCTCCTTTGCTAAACATCTTAATCAATCCTTGGTCACTATTACGTACCCAGAATCTACCATTGAACTCGAAATCTTCCTTGTTAGTGCTGTGCGCATAGTTACATTCTGTGCACACAAACCCAGCAAGTTTCTTTGACCAAGATACATGGTCTCTTCTACCACACGAAGGACAAGTTGGATACTCTTTCTTTATATGTGCTGTAGGTTTAAGCAGTACATTCGCTTCTCGAGTTGTCCTTTTCTCCTGTTCAATATCTTTGATACCAGCACGGACAGCCTCTGGCGACATCACCTTGTACTTCTGCATGATACGATTGATACACTTACTACACAAGAACACACGTCCTAGTGTATTAAACTGTACTGAATTATCTAATCTCCCGCATACTTCGCAAGGGCAATCAGTAAGTTTAACAGTAACAAGTTCGTCTCCCGTCATTACAACAGCGTTCTGAGGCAGAACATTATAGGCGGCGGTGCCCTGCCCTTCATGAGAAGCAGGGGTGACAACGAACTTTTTACTCGTAGGTTTCTCTTCGCTACGAAAAAACTTTCTGTCACATCCTTCAATAAGATTGGCAAGCCTTTCCACTCCTGAGATATATGAATCGTATAGAATAAACTCATCCGCAGTGTGTGGAAGATACCCACCATAACTTACATTCACGTGAGCCAGGTTATACCTACGAGCTAACTGTTCTCCATCAGTCCAAGAACCTGTAGCTTGTTCATATCCAAGACGTATCATAAACTCTTCTAGTCCTACATCAGTGTTCGTATAATACTGAACATACTGATTATGACCACGTCTATCAACAGACACAGCAAGATTAATACTGTCTTTAAATGGTTCAAGTAGATTATCTCTTAAGAACTGACGCATACCTTCGCAACCAGTCTCTTCATAGTTAGTAAAGAGAAGCATGGGTTTATTCTCGAACTGCTTAACAGCTTCAAGTATCATAGCAATACCTGCTCTATCATCAGCTCCAAGAATACCTCTTTGATTCTCTAGTTTACCATGCTGTTCAAACAGAAGTACAGGTTCATCAGCAAACTTACCTTGCTTCTGTCTTACTGTATCCCAATGAGACATAAGCAACACAGGTATGACTTCCTTGCTAGGTGGATAGGCAAAGATATAATCTGCATCTATCTTGTCTTGCCTGTGTCCTATGTTAACTTCGTATCCAGATTCACGTAGAACTTTTGTAACAAACATCTGACAGTCTATGTCAGACATTTCCAATATGTGCTTCAGTTCTTCAATCATGCTGTTCTCCTTCTACTAGTGCTTTAATTCTCCTTTCCAATTCGTCAGCTTGATTGTCTATTATAGATGGACGTTGCGCTATTGTAAAACAACGCTGACATAATGCCAGCTTCTTCATTGGATACATAACTCCATGAGACCCACATATATCACACTGTGTCTTACACATTGAAGTAGCACAATCATTACACAAAGATACACCGTTGATTGTTAATACCTTCTTATCACCACAGAACATACATACATCACTATTAAATTTACATACGCATTCCTTATCTCTACGGTGCACCCGTCCACAATCTGGGCATATCGCATTTTGTTTTAGACATTGTTCGCATACTTGAACCTTATGCCTCATGTCTTTAAGCATTCTATTACCACAGCACAAACAATTAGAAAACCTCTCATTCTGGCAGGTATCACAAATGCAGGTACTCGAGTTCATAGTAAGAACAGAACCACATAAGATACATTTACCTTTTGGTACTTGTATTCCGTAGTTAACATTGTGTGCATCACAAGTTACAACAAATTTTATAGGGTCATTGTATACTCCAGTACGAGTAAAAGAAGCATCAAGTTCTTCATTAACTCTAGCTTTCTTCCATGTTGTAGTTGGATTAAGCCCGGCACATACCCACTGGATTAATCTTTCCTGTGTATCTACATCAAGAAAACCGTAGGGTTTTAATACACAAGCAGACTTAAAGTCTGGTGCTATAACAACCCAACATCTGCCAAGAATTTCTTTGTTGTTTCGTATGTACATCATACCAGCAAGCCCCGACCTAGCTAATGTAAATGGAGCATTACTGTTGTACCATCTATCTATCTTGTAACAAGATGTAAAGCTTTCACTGTTACACCCGCGTACAAACATTAAAGGTTCAAGGGTAAATCCTATATATCTATTCTTCGTATTAGCAACTTCACTAAAGAAGTTCTGTACGAATACCATAGGATTACTACATAACATGAAGATATCATCTTCAGTATACTTCTCTAACTCATCTCGTATATTCTCCATTAGGTAGTCTCTTTCATTTGAATCAAGACTAGTTAAACACTGAAGCAATCGAGGAATATGTTCATTAGTTACTACTCGTTTAGCTATTGCTTTTGATATTTTCATACCAGAAGCAAGAGCATTATTTTGTAGTTCTTTCATATTCTTTCGTACTTCTTCTTCTTGTTCCTCTGATAACAATGAAAGAATTATTTTTGTTGACCACTTAAATTTATCTGTATCTAACTCTGTAATCTCTTCTTCAATAGTTGCATCATCGTCGATAGAGAAACCAAACATCTGCCTCAAATCTTTTTGATTAGTCCTAGCTTCATTAATGATACTCGGTAATGCAGTACCTGTTCCATCATTAGGGAAGCCAGGTATTTGGTGCAGTAATTCAGGGCACTGAACTTTTAAATCCAGTTTGAACATGCTTACCTCCTTTCAGGTAAAAGAAAAGGGAGCCGAAGCTCCCGTTTATTACACCAGTTTATCTTTTAGTTGAACAGTTTCATTAGTGCTGCTCGTAGGATTTCATCTGCTGACATTGTAGGTTCTGTTGCTACTGTTCGTGCTTGTCGAGAAGCTAGAGCCTCTGATACTACCTGAACAAAATTCACATCCGATGCTGTAATACCTGTATCTCGCAGGTCAGGCAGTCGGAAGTGCTCCTTAAGTTTATCAATCGGAACTTCATCTACCCGTGAAGTCCAAAGGAACAAACGCTCAGGAGTAGACACACGAGTTTTACCAGTAGAAATATTGACAAGGTTATAGCGGCCATCAACTTCAGCATCGATAGCCACACCGTTTGCATCACGAGAGGGAGCAGTCTCACACCGAACCAACATGTAGATGTTACCACCGGAAGTAAGAAAAGAACCACGGATAGCCATAATAAAATCCTCCTATTGTAATTAGATGAAAGTAAAATAAAAGGTATCTGTCTCAGGATGCAAGGAAACGTACTGTCTTATTATTCCAGGGGAGATAACCGGAGACCTAGTTGGTTAGACTAAGCAGAGTAGTACGCCGGAGGCCAGTCCGTTAGGCACACCATGAAGCCCTCCTTGCATCGTGAGATGGAAGGATTCTTACTCAGTTAAAGAACAATTTCCTGGCTTTGTTCTTAATTCAGTTGTTTATTTTTGGGTTATGAGTAAGTAATCCCTCCATCCTTTTACCTTACTTAGCTCTTAGCAGCAGTAGACCGTGTGGTCTTAGCAGCAGGAGCAGCCTTCACCTCCTGTTTAGGTTCTGGTTTCTTTACTTCAGGGGTAGGAACAGACGCGGGTTCTACGGGTTTCTCAACAGCAATAGGGGACTGCTGGAAACGAGACCCAACTGAAGCAAGAATACGCTGTGCTTCATCGGGATTGGTGCGAGCAAGATTGTGCATCTGCCCCATCAATTCACGAGCAGTAGGACCTTCACTCTTAGCAGGGAATACTTCAGGAGTATTCGCTGTAGGTTTGAAGCGAGTGATAACACGGTTCATAAAATGAGCAGCAACACCAGTGCAGATAGCTCCCATCATATAGCCAAAGCTGTCAGCCAGAGCACCACGGATAGTCTCACCAAGATTGCTATTACCTACAGCAGATACACTAGTTCCAAGAGTGATGCCAGCCTTAGCACCCTGCTGATTACCACCCTTCTGCTTCTGCTGATTCTGCTGCTGATTCATTTCGTCGGCCATAATAAGTACCTCCTATGAGTTAGATGTTGTTATTATTTCTAAAGATTCCAAGAAGAGTTAACGCAAGAACAGTTACAACTACACCAGAGAACAGATTCATTTCTTCACCGGAGCACTGTCTTTCTTAGCACGATATTCTTTTACTTTGTCAACCAATTTACTAGTCCCACAAAGAAGAACACCAGCACAAGCACACACCAGAGTATTACGAACCAGTTCCTTAATAAATACATTCATTGTAGTACCTCCTTTCGTATTATTAACACACGTTTTAAGGCCCCTAGGAGCCATTCTAAGGCACGTTTTTTAAAATCCTGACCCAAGTATCAGGTCAAGATAAAAACGTGCCTCATTTCATTTTTACTTCCTGATTGCTAGACTTGGAGTTACCATGCTGATTGCGTGGATGTCTCTTCCATCTCTACGTACTTTAACCATACACTGAGTGAGTGCAAGATGCATCAACTCAGCGGCAGAAGTTACAGACTTAGCTGTCTTCTTAAGTTTTCTGTTCGTAAGGAATGAATCCAGAGCAGCAAGTCCAGTGACAAGAAGCGTAGCACCTACACCATACAGAGTAAGGTCGCTCTTCTCCATCCTACTTAGTCCTTGTTAATAATCTTAGCAAGTTTCTTGGTAGAGATGTAGCTAATACCAGCAAGAGCAAGAGCACCCAGTGCAACAACAAGACCACGCTCATCACGAACAGTCTTAATAATGTTCTTACCGGTAGCAGTGATGGTTTCCTTGTCGATGGTGGGAAGCTGAAACTTAATCATAACTATTCTCCTTTTGTTATATGTTTACATTCTTCTAAGATACAAGACCCTATGTCCTGCACCTATTGAAGAGGGGAGCCGAAGCTCCCCAAGCCTATGACAATTAAATTGTTGATGTGAAGACCTGGAGTATGTTAGGTCGCCTCAGTGTACAGTGAGACAGGTAAAACCTGACTACTGGTAAAAGGTAAGAGACGTGTGAAGTCTCAAAAGCATAAAGAACTATGCGCCTCTGTAGTTTAGTAGCAGCAAGCTTGTGGATAGCGAACCACACTTCCCTTAGTGATTCTTCTTTGAAGTCTTTGTCTTCAAGTATACTACCCAGCACTTGTATTGTACTGTCATTCAACCATCTTCTTAGTCGAAGATACTCTAGCACTCTAGCCCTAACATAAAGTGTTAGACCAACGGACGTACCTGATAGAGCGATTATCAAGAGTGAACTGGTATTCATCTTACCTCCGTTGTGTTGACAGGTGTTACATAAAAGGGAAGTAAAGTAATATTTATACTGCACAAAAGAACATTCAACGTGAGCGTCTTAGCAAAACGTACCGACATCATGCACGACTTACTTGCTCATGCTCATCTGAAGTACAGGAGAACCGCAGTTCAAGCTCATCTTCTTACGTTGTTCTCGCTTTGTAGCATAGGACTACGCAGTCTTCATACTACTTCTGCCTATTCAATTCATACCAATCTTGCGTGTTACTTTGGCTAGACTACCTTGCCAATTTATAGTGCTACTTTCAGTAGTCATTGTTGATGAATCTACAACGGCTATGCACTAGCACCTCTGGGCGGAACGATAATTCCTTGTCTTATTTAAGTAACAGATTGATACTCACTGAACCAGTCGAGGCTACCATCTCTGATAGCCTCTCGGATTTAGTGAGTGTTATTTATTATCAGCCGGAGTTTCAGTTTCCAATCTCTTTTCAATAGTATTTATCTGGGACATAGAATCATCAAGGAACTTCTTCATTTCTTTAGGAACCAACATATCAAACAGCCTATCTATATTCGTGATGTCCAGCATGGCTGATGCACTTGCCATCCAAGCAGACTGACGCATCATGTCAAGGTACTTCTGATTGGCAGGGGACAGACCTTCACGGAATGCGTACAGGCTAGTGCCGATAAGCTGACTGAGAAGAACAGTAGCAACCTGGCGTCCCGTGGTGGTGCTCATAATAATTTTAAGTCTCCAACTATCAGGCATGAAGGAGCAGATGTTAGTAGTCATCAGTTCACATACTTTGATACCACATTTACGAAGGACTTCATTCTTCATAGCCTGAAGGTTTTCGGTAGCAATAGCAGACTTGGAGATAGATTCGCGGATGTTGGTCAGAAAGTTCATAATATTCCTCCTGTATGTTAGATGTTATCTGTTGTTAGGTTTAAGTTACTTAGCATTACGTTTGGCAAGCTTAGCAGCAGTCCTGCGCTGTGCTCTAGTCATACGTACTTCTGCCTGTGCTACAGGCTTAACTACAGTGTGAAGCTCTTTCGGAGCTGGAAGAGCAATCGTACCGGTCATTTTGTTTTCAAGATTGGTAATCAGAGTACGAACACCACCAAGAGAAGTACGCAGGTCATTCAGTCGACCATCGAGCGAACCTTTCAGGTCATCAGTAAGCATAGACTGTGCCTTCTCAATGCTCTCAATCTTAGCAGTGATGTCTGCTTCCTGATTACGCAGAGCAACAAGAGATTCCATGTCTTTCTTTTCCTGTTCCTTACGTGCTTCTTCTTCGGCTATCTTAGCACGCTCTTCCGCCTGACGTGCTTCTTCTTTCTTGATAGTCTCAGCAATAATGCTGTTCACTTTACCAAGGCACTTAGCGCAGAGGAATTTACCATCAAGTTTCTTTACTTCTTCAGGCATCAGTTCAGGATTCTTCAGCTTGAGAGTAATACCTTTGGTTTTCTTACCCGGCATGTGGCACATCTCACAAATTTCATGTCCTGCTGGAACATGAACAGGATTCTTTTCTCCATCACCCTGCTTGATAACCTTAGCCTGTTCAGGTGTAGCCTTTTCTTCTGCTACTGTACCTACGATTGCACGTTCCTGTTGTGTACTAAACCTATCTACCGTCACAGTTTCAAAGTCAGCCTTGAGATTATTGAACGCAGATTCAATTTCATTCATGGCTTCCTTATTTGTGCCAGCATCCTGAATATCACCGTTAGGTGTAATAACCTTTGCACCTCTGTCAATAAGGTCATTCGTGATGCCAACACAAAGAGACTTAGAAATCAACCGGAGATACTGCCCATGCATCGTCATGTTATCTGCATGGTCTGCAATCACAGACACACTAGCAGCAAGAGATGCTCCTTCTACTGTGCTGTACTGGTCTCCAAGCAATACACGCAGGAGCTTACGACCTACAGTAGCAGTCAGAGCATGAGCCAGGGCGTTAGCATTTTCGTTGATGATGGTGGTGGTGATGTTAGAAGCAGACATTGTAACCTCCTTTGTTGAATGTGTTCTGTACAGATACCATATCCATTATTGTATTAGCGTAGTGTTCTTCTGCCTGACTGATTGCAGGATAAGAATCCACTAAGCCAAAGTACCTAACCTCTTCTGTAGTGAGAGACATGTCAGCACAGAGTGCTAGAATATCTCTGTACTCGTCCAAGTCTCCCATCGTTGTACCTCCCTGCGGAGTTTACTCTCCGCTTTACCACGACGCTTCGCTTCCATGTTACGTTCACGTCGTACCATTTCATTGTCAGAATAAATCCGTGCGGGTTTCCTTGTCTTCTCGAAGCAAGCACTGCCCAGCATAAGTCAAACTCCTACTTGTGTTTAGAGGTGTAATGTTTTGCATCCAGTATAGCTAGTTGTATCTGTGCCTTATTGTATGGCATTCGACTATGCTCATACTGAATGATTGCCGGTACAAGAATAGGCATAACTTTAGAGATTGAAATCTTTTGTCTTTTAGTTACACCCAATTTCTTACATAAAAAGTTTACATATTTTCTATGATTATTCTCGTGCTTTGGGGCGAACCTGTTTACTAATTGTTCAACCGTTCGTATCTTATGTCGCTGTTCATATCTCAATAACACAATACACAAAGCACGTAATCCATAATGACTTGACTTGAATGCGGTAAACCGCCCTTGCTTATGCACTTCTCCCACCCAATGGGAATTAGACTTGACTAAATTACCTGGGTTATTGTGTGCTAGAACTGGTGTCTGAACAAACAGATTCACCACAAAAGCAAGCGCGGCTAACGTCGTCGTAACTTCCACCTCATATCCTCTTACCTAATAGTCAGCAATAGCACTAGCAATATCAACAATGATAACGTGATGTATGCAGTGCAGTGTATCTTCTGTTGTCCAATCCTTTGAGCACCCAGATACGCAAAGCATAGCTAATGCAAGTACAGTCCAGCACAATTTCTTCATTCTTTTATCAACTCCGATATGTCAATAGTTGAATTGAAGTTTTGTTTGTCTTCCATGTAGAAACAGAATAAAACAAAAATAAGAACAAGCACTTGCCCGATTACACAGAAAGCCCCGATAATGTATCTATCTCGTTCTCGGAGTATAGTTTTGTCCTCAAGATTTCTCGTCCTATACTGTCCCATATTGTTATCTCTCCATCAAATATGTCATAAATGCACTTCTCTGGCCACGTAATTGATACTGATTCATGCACGCGTCCAAGAGGAACAAGTTCCCCTTTCTTAAGTGTGTACAACATCTTACTTTCAGATGTGACTAAACCTTTACACTTTCTTTTCATAAGAACCCCTTTGGTTTAGAAGCCACGGTCTGTCAATTACATATCTAAGAGCTTCAATACGGGAAGTGACACGTCTACGGTAAACAGTAATGCCGTGCGGTAAAGGTGCATTAGTAGGCAAGTTGACAGCGATAAGATTGCCTGCGGCATCACGCTGTATTCTAATAAACATTCCGCCTCTGCAATACTCAGTACAGCAGGACAGCCTATTGACGTACAGCATGAATGAAACCCACCATTCAGGGTCGCCAGTGCAAAAGGGTGTGCGTCTTGTCATACCTCATGCCCTCTCAATTGTGTTTGCTTCTGGCCACCAGACGAACCTAAGGACAGGCTCCATTGACCAGCGTGTATTATTCTTTACCCAGACACTTGTAGACATTAGATGGTGTAATGTTACTCCATCATCTGGAATATCTGGAAACTCAACCACGTAGAGTAATGGATAAATTCGTGATGCATGGAATGAATGCAACATCTTTGTGGCTATGGCTTTCGTGCCAAGCAAAGATGTACTACATTTCCTCAACGGAAAATATTTTCCAATATGTGGGTAGCAACGTTCGAGTATTAGATACATAAGCATCTGCCCTTTCAGGGATAAATCCCTTTGGTTATAGGTTCAAAGATAAACAAAACCCGCCAAACTATTTCAGTCTGACGGGTTCTATTATCATTGAACTAAGCAACTTTCTTAGCAGAATAGCCTGTGATTATATCCAAGCAGACTGCCACAATCTCATGTTGTTCTTTGCTAAGAGAAGTTTCGCCAGCCAACTCTTTTACTGCTGATACAAAATCGTCAAAAGTGCGGAGCTGTGCTGATGCTGTGTGGATTGACACTGTCTCTTTTGGCAGTTCAATTCCTGCCTCTTCTGCCTCCTTCTTAGCTCGCTCAATTCGCTTGACGAGAGCGGCTTTCTTCTCTTCTTTGGTCTTGGATGCGTCTCGCTCAGCCCTTACTGCGGCGTTCTTGACCTTGCGATACTCAGTAAAGCAAGTGGCATAAGCAGCTTCAGCCGCCTGCTGTGATGTCATCTTGCTAAATCGCTCTTCATAAATCTTTGCAGAGAACTTCAGAGGGCGAGAAAGGATTTCAGGACGACCTGTTCCAAGGTCGAGTTCTTTGCTCCCTTTCAACTCAACAAACGGCCCAAAGTGCAGGAGATACTCCCGCAATAGCATCAGGTCGTTTTTGCCATAAGATGCCGCTGCAAGCAGAAGCATATTAGCTTCTGTAGCAGACCCAGCCTTGCGCTTTTCCATGTCTTCACAAGCGTAGGCAATAGCCGATGCTGCAAGCTGTGTGATAAGCTTGTCACTCTCTGCCTTGCTCTTGAAAGGAGCATAACAAGAAAAAAGAAACCCGTCACGCTTTACGATTGTCATAGTCATAAGATACCTCCAAAATAAATATTTCTAATCCCAATGGAAGCAAGGCAGATTCCCTTGCTTCTATGAGGCTAGAAACGTACCGCATCTCCATCAGAAGGGATGAAGATGACGGTCTTCCATCGCATCCGCCTCTGTCCCTGCTCGTCTGGAACGAGCTCTTCAATCGACGCCGTGGCATTTGCCCGGTCGTCTTCCGAAAGCTCCGAAAGGAGCTTATGCGCCTTTAACACCAACTCTGCCGCACACATGTCGGCAAAGATAGTGCGAGAATCCTCAATGCCCCAGCCAGAGATTACGATACTAAAGACGTTTTCCATGGTCTAACTCCCGTGTAAAAAGTATCAGAAAAATAAGAATCCCAAGAAACCAAAAGAAGTTACTTTTACAAGCAACTTCCCAGAGGATAATTAGTTTATCCATCCTAAAGCCTTCCAGCGTGCTTGACGTTGTTCTTTTGAGGTTCGGGCTTTAGCCTCTTCCACTCTTGCCCTTGCCTGCCTAGTAGCCTTATCGGCTTTTATAGACAAAATCTCCCCGGAGTTGCGTTTGTAATATGCGCTTTCCTCGGGGTGACTTCTCCACGTTGACCCCAATGGGGTAGGCGCATTTCTCGCCACAGCGCCCCTCATTAGTCGAACCTCTGCCAAGGAGTGGAGGCATTGAGCTTCCCCTCCAGCAAATCCCAAAAAGGTGTTACTCTTCCGTTATACTCCCTCGAGCCCCCTTGCCAGATGAAGAGGGCCACAGGATATCCGTTAGACAATGTTTCTGCCCGACGCTTGACGCTGTCTAAATTGCCATCTACAAAAAACTCCCGTCCAGTAGTAGTAATGCAGAAACGCTGACCGTCCCAAACTGTAGAGGCAGTAATCATGTTACATCTCCTTTAGATTTATAATCTTTAGTTCAAGCCAGCTTGAGTAAAAGCTCAACCCGGCTTGTCAAAAGGTTATATCTTTATCTATCTCTAACAGATGTGCTTATATGGCGGTTTCCCTTACCATCGTCCACACTCTCTGTATAGTCATTCGGGTTATTCAGGGCTTTCTGTGGGCTGTTCCTTGCGTACTAGGCTTTATCCACAGTTTCCCCTACTGCTCCTAAATACTCCTTGCCCTTTACGCTGTTAGCCTTTGCCCTGTTATTGCGTTGGCATTCCGCAAGTTTGGCGTTAGGCGATACGGTATCGGCAAGAATACTGCTGCGGCGTCGTGCTATGTTTCCCCCTATGCTATCCCCTTGGATGATCTCAATGTGGCGGCTTATCAGGTGTGATACCCTACGCAGCTTCCGACAAAAGAGACACTTGTCACATAAGGTTAGTACAAAACCTTATCCTAAAACCCTGCCATTTCAGACAGACGGAAGAATTGGACTTCCGTGGCCGGTGCTGTTACACCGACCGGCTATACTCCGCAGGATTCTGCCTTGTCCGCTCGCCGTAACGTCGGGACAGATTTCCCCGGAACCATCTGACAGCATATATCAGATGGGGCAGTGTTCCGCAGTCCTTTATAGTCCCCTGCGCCTGCCACACTGTGCGGGACTGGTTTTTACGACTTTTCCCTGTCGTTGAGTTGACTATCTCAAAGAGTTTCGACTTTGTCAAGCACTTTTTTTGCGTCCCTGTGATTTTTAACTTACCCACTGCATGTCATCTTATATGCACCCCTCTAACCTCTCATGTAGGCGAGTGAGATATAATACAGAGGATGACACCGTTTGCGGTCATGCTCAATCAGGGCATGCTTGACTTGCCTTATCCCCTTTTCGATTGTCAAGCCGGTTTGGGTCTTTCCCTTTCCGGTAAGTCCTTTCTCTCAAATCTAAGGACTTTTGTCAAGAGGTTTTCAACCTCTCAGGGATATTTTTCTCCCTGTAGGGGGTCTTGCCCCTCGTGACAATTGCAGACTCTCAAAACCCCAGCCTTTTGTCAACAAATAAAAAATCCAATGAAATCAAATAGTTACAGCGTTTGGAACTGTAAGTACCTGAAATCATTGGATTTATTTTTGTAGATTTTTTGAAAAAAGCTGAAAATTTTTGTAAATAGTTGAAATATTTGAAGAAAGTGTAAAAGATTTATTTGATACTAAAAAAGCTGGCTGATTTGACAGGGAGTATTTTGGGGTAATTTTTGCATTTTTTACCCTAAAATGGCCTATTTTGGCATGATTCTTGCATACAAAACGCATATTTAGCTATATAAATGTCTATATATCCCTATAGATTCGTATGTTTATGTAAAGATATATAAATATCAAGATAAATTTATATAGTAATGATTCTTATTTTCAATAAGGAATCTCTTTTACCAGGGAGGGAGGGAGAGGGGGAGGGGGTCTAGAAGGGCTGCCAGGTGCGGATGGGGCTACGTACCATACAAGTATAATTTTATAGTTCTAGAAAAATTTTATTTTCCAAGGGTCGGACTTAGGTTTATTAAACGAATAGTAATTAGTTACTTAAGTATTTTACCCAAAAGAACCTAGTATTACTAAAAGAACCTAGAATTGAACATATAGTAAACGTATAGATTGTATAGATCGTAAGGTATTATAAAGTGTATTTAAGTTAATTCTTAATATATACTTAAGTATATAATATATAGTATATATAAAGTATTATATAGTATTAATACAGTAAAGAAACTAATTTTAGTATTAGTTTCTTAATATAAATTATATAGATTATATAGTATTAAGTACTATAGTTATTATATAGTATTATATTAATTATATACTTAAGTATATATTATATAGTATCTTATAGTATGATATAGTAATATTACTATAAGATAACTTAAGACACTTAAGAAGGGCCGCGAGCCCTTGTTAAAGGTTAGTACTCATAAAGCAGATCATCGAAATGATAATAACTATCCCAAGCAAGAGCATCCATCTGCTCCTTAATATACTCCTTCGAGTATCCCATCCAAGTCCACTGCTTATCAAATACATTCTGGAAGAATAATCTACCTCTTCGTCTATGAATTTTTTCATCAACGAAGCTATCAAACATACTTGGTATGTACTGACTCTTATTATATCTTCCCTCGAAGCCCATGAACTTAACATCTCTTGGAACAACAATATTCATTAAACTAATACTAGGATAAAATTCTATAGATCTACATAGTCTATGTCTCGTAGCAGCCCACTTCTTGCTATTGAAAGCTTGTCGTTTTTCACGAATTGGTTTATCAAACATAGCAAAGGTACCAAAACCAGGAATAGTTAAAGCACCATAGTTCTTTATAGCTTCTTTTAATATCCACGTTAAGACTAACGACAATCTTTTTATTTCACTTAATGGTAAATATTTAAAGAATACTGCTAGATCATGTATTAAATGAGGACGATTATACTTGAGTTTATTCTTGTTCATACAACTACACTCAAGATTCTCGAACCTATATACATCAAATTGCCTATTATTAGCTACATCTTCTAGTCTAGGACGAAAAGACCAGTCTTCTTTTATGTAATCATTCCACGTATCATACTCAGATTGAGTAAAATCTGCTTTCTTTTTCTCGTTATGTATTTCTCTAAAGCGTTTCTGGTAAGTAAGAAACACTTTATACATATGCTCATGTCTAAAATGCTTTGAAAAAATATTAGTTTTTCCTAATTTTCTAATATTTTTCACACTTTTTCTCTTGACAATTTAAAATTAATGATTAAATATATACTTAAGTTTCTTTTATTAATAATTTATTATTTATTATTAATAATAACTTAAGTATTACCTTAGTAGTTTACCCTTGACTATATTAATATAATACTTAAATTAATAAAAGCAAGACTTAAGTAAAGAAATAATTAAAATAAATATTAATTTAATAGCTATTAATAATATACTTAAGATGGATTTAGTAACTTTATTCTTAGAAGTAATTAAAGAACACGGACTTTGGAGTGTAATAGCTACGTTAGGTCTACTAAGCATAGCTCATTATTCGAACAAAGTAAATAAAATATTCTCTTACGTGCACAAAAGAGATACTACTCCAGAGTCTTTTAACTCAAGAGTAAAAGCTACTGTATTTATTCAAGATCTTCTTCATGAAACAATGGAGAAAGTAGGAGCAAGTAGAGTTATAGTAGTTCTTTATCATAATGGTCAACATAGTATCGGAGGTCATGGGTTCAACAAGATGTCTTGTGTCCATGAAACTATAGACCCAGAGGTAAATTTCTACGGTAGATCTCTTAAACCTATTCTTCCTCGTTTCAATTCAATACCAATATCCGCATTTAGTTTAATAACTAAGAAACTTTTTACTGAAGGTAAATTCATTATCCACTCTCTTCCAGAATGTAAGAAGCAAGACTTATCTACGTTTGAAGAACTTAAGTACCACGGCGCCAGTAGTGCTAAGTTTTATCCACTAAAAGATGTTACAGGTCACATATTCGGTTTTATATCCTTCGAGTTTAGATCTAACAGACCTCATAAAGGAAGAGAGAAACAGATTCAAGAAGAAGAAAACTGTGTAGATAAAGTATCTTCTGTTCTCGAGTACATGGCAAAGGAAAATACTAATGGCATTACCCCTAAAGAAACCTCGTGCTTCACGGGCACCAGATCTATCTAAGACAGAACGCATAGATAATCTTCTTCGTAAGATGCAGATGGGTCTTGGTTACGATCCCCTTGTAGAACTTGTTTCTATTGCTCGTAAACCAAGCACAACAAATGTAGAAAAGATTCGTATTGCACAAGACCTTATGTCCTACGTTTATCCTAAAGTTAAATCTGTATCTACTGATCCTAACATGGGTGACGTAATTAACATCACCGTTCAGTACGATGATAATGAATCAGCAAAGAAGTTACAGGAAACCCTGCCAGCTCCTCTTTCTCAGGAAGAAGTAGCTGTAAGACGGGGAGAAGTAGAGCCGACGGAATACGTTTTCTAATAACTCTACTTGTCAGTCATAATAAGTCAAACCTCCTTTTAGATTACTATGGACATTCATTACAAAGTTTTACCTACCTTTGCGAAAGTGCATAGGGATAAGAACCCCTACATCTTCGTGATGGGTCCGGTGGGTTCTGGTAAATCCTCTGGATGTATCATGCACGCATTCCTAGCAGCAATGAAGCAGAAGCCAGATGCTAATGGTGTACGACACTACAGACATCTGGTAGTCCGAGCAACCTATCCTGCCCTGAAGTCTACCGTTATAAAAACATGGCAAGAGTGGTTTAAGGATAAGATTACATTTACATTCTCCATGCCTATAGTGGCCCGTATTCAGTACCCCCTCTCCGATGGTACTAGGGTAGACATGGAGGTTCTCTTCATCGCTGTTGAAGACGACAAAGCAGCAGAAAAGCTTCGTTCTCTTGAAGTTACCTCCGCTCACATAAACGAAGCATCTGAAATCACAGAGGGTACATTTGCTATCCTTCGTACTCGTTTTGGTCGATACCCTTCAGTGAAAGATGGAGGGCCGGTAGACCCCTTCATCATTCTCGATTACAACGCAGTATCAACAACACACTGGCTCTATCGTCTTGCAGAAGAAGATAAACCAGAAGGTTTTAGTTTCTATAAACAACCCCCAGCCGTTACTAAATGGATGGACAGAGATGGTATAGCTCACTACGAAGAGAACCCAGAAGCAGATAACCTCTGCAATCTTCGTAAGGGTTATTACCAAGATATGATTGCTGGTGCTGAAGAGTCTTTTATACAAGTCAACCTCATGAATAACTACGGTGAAGTACGTAGTGGTAGACCCGTATATAAAGATTACAATGACATAGAACATTGCATTCAAGACAAGTTCACACCACTCAAGGGTGTTCCAGTTATTATTGGTGTTGACCTTGGTCTTACTCCAGCAGCAGCATTCACCCAACAACTCTACGATGGAACAGTAATAGTCTTCGATGAAATAGTAACAGATGACTGCTCAATACAAGAATTTGGAGAAGACTTACTCTGGCCTACAATACAATCTAAGTATCCACAAATTATGGATAACTTCAAGGTAGTAGTTGACCCAGCAGCACAGCAAAGAGCAATGACAGATGCTCGTAGTTCTTACAGTCTCCTTAAGTCAATGGGATTACCAGTACGTCTTGCTCGTACAAACAACCCTCGAGAACGTATTAGTGCTGTTGTAGACTTCCTTCGTAGGCGTGGTAAGTTCAAGCTTCTTTATAATTGTACACAACTTAGAAAGGGTTTCATAGCTGATTATAAGTATGCACCTGTTAATCAGCATGATACTAAGAACTACAAAGAGAAGCCAGAGAAGAACGAATACTCTCACATTCATGATGCTCTTCAGTATGCAATGCTAGAGTATTTCCATAAACCTAAAAGCATATTTAAAACAAGAAGCAATTTTGGCTTTAGACCAAAGTATGAAGCAGCATCTAGTGCTGGAGGATATTGATCTTGGCTAATGAAACTATAACTACAATAGAAAAACAAGACGTCAAAGCATCTTACGACGAAGCTTTTAAGAAAGCTCTTGATGATGTTATTGACTACATTTCAACACCAACTGAAGATGAGAATAAAGATTCAGACGAACATCAAGCAGAAGTATCTGGCGTAGCCAAGTATGTACAGGATTGCTTTGAAGCTTCTATTGCTGCTCGTCAGGAGATAGAGAACAAGTGGGTAGACGATCTTCGTCAGTACAAAGGTATCTATTCTCCTGCTGTTCTTGCTCGTATGAATAAGTTTAGAGCTAAGGCTTTCATTCGTCTTACTCGTGCTAAAGTTCGTACTATAGATTCTCGTCTTACAGATCTTCTTTTCCCTGCTAATGGAGATAAGAACTGGGCTATCGCTCCAACCCCAATCCCTGAGTTCTCCGACAAGAAGATGCAGATGCTTCTTCAGATGTGGAAAGAAGAATCGGGAGAACAAGCTACACGTGAATCCTTTGAGCTCCTCATGAATGAAGAAGCAAAGAAGCAAGCACGTAAGATGTCTAAAGTAATTGAAGATCAGCTTGTTGAACTTAAGTATCGTGAGATTATGCGTAACGTTATCCATAGTGGTAACGTCTATGGTACTGGTGTTCTTAAAGGACCTCTCGTTGCTATTACTGAGAACAGGCAGTATTACAAGTCTGTTGCTAAGAATGGTAAAGAACATTGGCTTCTTCAGGAACATGATACTATTACTCCTTTTGTTGAATACGTCAGATTGTGGGATATTTATCCTGATATGAGTGCAGACAATCTTGATGATTGTCGCTATATCATACAGCGCAGGAAGATGGACAAGCATGATCTTGTTGGTCTTTCTAAACGGTCTGACTTTGATGCAGATACAATCCTTGACTATCTTACTAGATTCCCTGATGGGGATTACCAGAAGATGGGGTTTGAAACAGAACTCAGCAACCTTGGTGACATAGTTGAAGCTGACAACGCTATCGTATCTTCTTCTAAGAAATACGAAGTACTTGAGTTCTGGGGATATGTAGATGCTACTGACTTGGAGCGTGCAGGTGTAGAGATTCCTACTGAAAAGAAAGCACAGGTTGAACTTGTTGCTAACGTTTGGGTACTTGGAGATAAAGTAATTAAAGCTACTCTTTCTCCGATTGAAGGAATCAAGTGGCCTTACTTCTTCTACTATTACGATAAAGATGAAACGTCCCTCTTTGGTGAAGGTATTCCTTCTATCATGAAGGACATTCAAGATCTTGTGAATAGTTCTTTCAGAGCTATGCTTGACAATGCTGCTATATCAGCAGGTCCTCAGGTAGAAGTTAACCTTGATCTTCTTTCTGAAGATGAAGATCCTCGTGACTTCTATCCGTTTAAAGTCTGGCTTCGTACTGGTGAAGGAGCGGATGCTTCTAACCCTGCTATTCGTCAGCTTCAGATTCAGACTAACAGTGCTGAATATCTCAACATGATTGAACTCTTCCGTACTTACGGAGATGAAATTACTTCTATCCCTCGTACCATGTGGGGTGAACCTTCTGGTAATAATGCTCGTACTACTGGTGGTATTTCAATGCTGCTTGGTCAAGCTAATATTACCATTAAGGATCAGGTTAAGAACTTTGATGATGGGATTACGAAACCTTTTATCACAGCAATGTATTATTGGAACATGCAGTTCAATTCTGATGAAGACATCAAAGGGGACTATGCTGTAGTTGCTCGTGGTTCTTCTTCTCTGATTGCAAAAGAAGTACGGTCTCAGACTCTGCTTCAGTTTGCTCAGATTACCCAGAATGAAATGGATGCGTCTTCCGTTAAACGTCCTACTCTCATCCGTGCTATTGCCGATTCCCTTGACCTTTCTGATGATAACCTTGTTCTCTCTGATAAAGAGATTGAGGCTAACCAGCAGGCACAACAGCAGGCTGCTCAGGAAGAACGGCAGTGGATGTCTGAGATGGTTGAAGTTGCTCGTGAGTATGGTATCTCTCCCTCCTCAATGCTCGATTCTCTCCGCATGATGCGTCGTGAACTTAACGAACATCCACAGTCTCCAGTTGGTTTCACAGGCAATGATGCTTTGATGGGAGCTACTGGTGAGACACAGAATCAGATGGCAGAGGAAATGAGTAATGCCAAGAGTTAGTGTTGGTGCTAAGAGACTGGCTTATGAAAAAGAGATAAAGAAACGCATCAATGATTTTGATATACGCCTTCTCTTTGATTACATTGAGTCCCTCGAAGCAGAACGATATAAATCTCTTTTACAATCAACTAATGAATATGAGACGAGTCTTCTTCTAGGTGAACTAAAAGCCTACAGGAAACTGCTCAACTCTCTTTCGATAAACGAAGAACCAAGTACTTTGGTTCTCAAGTAAATGTGCGCATAAACTTAAAAGCACATTCATAGGATTGCGATTGCCCTTATGAATGAGAATGAAACGATCAGCCCTGAAGAGGCTGCATATAAGGAAGCCTTTGATCAAGCTATTAGTGCAATGGAACAGACCGATACTGGTTCTCCTGAAACTCACATAGAACAGATTAAAGATTCTTCTAATAATGAAAATGAACAAGTAGAAACAGCTGAGCCTCGTATGAGTGCTACCGAATGGGATGATAAGATGTACGCTCAGCAGCAGGCTGCTCATGAAGAGCAGACTAAAGAAGAGCCTACTACTCCTCGTCGTCGTGGTCGCCCTCGCAAAGAAGAGACAGAGGATACTGGATCTGAATACGAGAAGCTCTACCGGGATTATAAACAGAATGCTGATGCACAGATTGGTCTTTACCGTTCTCGTGTTGATCAGCTTGCTCAAGAACTAAGGAAGCTTAAGGCAGAACAGAAAGAACCTGTTAAGCCAAAAGAACTTCCACATGAAGTACAGGAAGTCTTTGAGATGTATCCTGACATTGCAAAAGCAATGGAAGCCTATGTAGACTCAAGACTGACTGATACTCGTAATACGATCTCTCAGAACTTTGAGCAGCAGATTCAGCCCATCAAGAATCAGTTGGTTCTTTCAGATGTGCAGAAACACCAGATGGCCATCGAGGCTGCTCATCCAGATTTGAAGAAGATCCTGCAGAGTGGAGATCTCACCAAATGGATTGAGAGTCTTCCTCCTGTTATGAAGGCTGGTGCACAGCAGGTATACCAGTATGGTAGCTCTGCTGATGTTATCAATCTTCTCGATGAATATAAAACTCAAAGAGGTATCTCTAGTGGCAGACGCAGCAAACGAAATGCTCAATCTGAACAGCACTCTGGGGTGCAACCGCGGCGAGAAGTTTCGGGAACTCCTGAAGAGCAGGAAGCTTCGGGATACCAGGAACGCAGCGGGATGGACGTACACTCCTCCGAAGGAGGAAGAGGAACCAACGGATCCGACTCCAACAGAAACTCCTACGGAAACTCAGAGTACTACCAAGGCGAAGGCAACGAAGTAGACGACTACTCCGATGATCCTCTAGTGCAGCGTGTTATGGCAGCTCTTTCTGTTCGCTCTAATAGAGCTCCCGTTAATATAAATAACATGCAGCCTAAGAAGGAAAAGACAGCAGAAGACATCTTCAAAGAAGTAACACGAGAGTTTGAACAGAACCATCGTAGACGATAAAGTTCTTCTACTTAACAATATAAATATTTTCATTATATAGGTGAATCAATATGGCTGATTTCCAGTTTAGCACTAACAATGTGAACATTTCTCAGAAGGCTCAGAACGACAGCACCGGTCGTATGTATATGGCTAATGCCTACATTGCGGCTAAGGCTCTCGCTCGTGCTCTTCCTTATCTTGTTTTTGAAAAGTTTGGTCAGGGTTATCCTCTTCCCTCTAAGTCCACTCGGTCTATCAAGTTCCGTCGCTTTGAAGCTCTGAGCAACACTCCGAAGGAACTGACGGAAGGTGTGACTCCTACCGGCCAGAAACTCTCCTACACGGACATCGATGCTGATCTGAAGCAGTATGGTGATCTGCTTGTTCTGTCTGACGTGGTACTCGGCACTGCTGACTCCCCTGTCATGGAACAGGCTTCTGCTTTGATTGGCGAACAGGCTGCCCAGGTTGTTGAAAACATTCGTATTAACACCCTGCTTGGTGGTTCTAACGTTGAATACGCTAACGGCTCTGCTCGTAACGCCGTTAACACTCCTATCTCCCTTGGTCTGCAGCGTCGTATTACTCGTAAGCTGAAGAACCAGATGGCTCGTTTCATCACGGACGCTATCGCTTCTACTCCTCGGTTCTATACGGAATCTGTGCTGCCCTGCTTTGTTGCTGTTACCCATCCTGATGTTGAAGCTGACATCCGTAACATGATCGGTTTCAAGGATGCTGTTGACTATGGTACCACGACCCCTTGGGAAAATGAAATCGGTGCGTGTGAAAACGTTCGTTACATCTTCACCACGATGATGCCTGTGTACAAAGACGCTGGTGGCGCTGCTACCAACGCTTCCGGTGCTGCTATGATTAGCACCACTGGTACCAAGGCTGACGTGTATCCTATCCTCTTCCTGGCTAAAGACGCCTATGGTCTGGTGCCGCTGAAGGGTATGGATGCTCTGACTCCTATGATTCAGAACCCCACTCCTACGCCTTCTGATCCTCTGGCTCAGCGTGCGTATATTGCGTGGAAGACCATGCAGACCTGTGTCATTCTGAACCAGGCTTGGATGGTTCGTGCTGAAGTAGCCGCCACTGCATACTAATCTTTCTGGTCGGAGCTCTTCTTGGGCTCCGGCCCTTTTCCATATCAAAATAAAAGGACTTATTTAAATGGCTGACTTTGTTCTCAAGCCCGTTAACTTTAAGGGCACTGCTGATTATCTTCGTGATGAATTGTTTAAGCGTAATCTCTTTATTCCTACTGATGAAGAAGGAAAGCTTATTCGGTCTCATGCTATTACACTGCTCCAGAACTGGGAAACGGAACATCCCTATGAAACTAAGCAGCGTAAGTGTCGTGTAATCTTCCACCACTCTATGAATCCTTCTGCTGGTCCTTATGTATATGCCAGCATCAATGAGAAGAACTTCCAGGCTCCTTACGAAAAAGAAGTTATCATTCCTGAGTACATGCTTCGTGAATGTATTGATCGTGCTGTAACAAAGAACATTGTGTACGAAGAAGATGAATTTGGGCGTACTCAGACGAAGGAACAGAATACTCCTGTGTATCCTTATACCCTCATTGGTTATGTTGAAGACGAGCAGGAAGAAAAGCCTGCTGAATAAATCATAGAGGAAGGCTTAGGTATATGAAAGTAAAAGATATTCTGGACAGGGTAACGACTTTGTACAATGATCAAGAGTACATTCGTATACCTGAGTCTTACTATTTTAAATTTCTTGATGATACGCTTTCATTGATAACAATGATGCGTCCTGATTCTCATGTAAAGACAGAGGTTGTTAAACTCTCCCCTGGTACCAGACAGACTCTTCCTTCTGATGGTATCTCTCTTATTGAGATTTACATGAATAAAACTCCTATTGTAAACACAGATGGAGAAATTACTGGTTACGAAAATTCCTATCCTATTGCTCATGTTGAACGAGAAGATCTAGATTACTTCTCTAACTGGCAAGCAGGTAAAGGTGTAGCTAGTAAAGATCATATTGATGAGTTTGCATATGAACTTAGATCTCCTCGCACCTTCTGGGTTAATCCGTATGTTGGTACAGAAGATCCAGTATATGTAGAAATGGATTACTCCTACGCTCATCCTAAGATCAGTGAGATCCCAATGGATGTTGATGGTACTTATACTACCACAGAAGACACAGAGATAGATCTCCCTGATACTTATATTACTCCTATCTGTTATTATATGCTTTATCTTCTGTACAGTACTGACAGTACCTCTCAACTTGATAAGCAGGTTGCTGCATCTTATCTACAGCAATTCCAGCAGATCTTGAATGTTGAGTATCAGTCTAACCAAAACGTGATGCCTAGAACTGACTCTGCTCAAGTAGAAGCTCAGATCCGGCAGCAGGGAGGTTCTACTAACTAATGGATGACTTTCAAAAGAAATCAAATACTGAAGTAGTACTGTGGGAAGAGTTCTATCCTTACGTAAGACCAATGGCACAAGATTGCCCTGTAGGTATTGTAGATGCAGCTATACGTGCAGCTTGTATTGAGTTCTGCACTAAATCTCTTATCTGGAATATAGAAACTATATGTGGTGATATTCTTGAAGGAGAACGTATCTACAGGTACAACAATAAGCGTGATGATATATCTATAGTCATGCCTCTTTGTTGTATTATTAGAGACAAAGACTCACAGGGAAATACTCAGGATCATATGGTAGTACCTGCTAATAGGCAGGACCTTGATTACTATGAACCTAATTGGAGACAGCTTGAACATGATTACCCTTCCAGGTTTTATATGCTTGACTCTAATACTGTATGTCTTGTTGAAAAACCTACTAAGTCTATAGGTGCTGGTCTGCATATTCTGACAGCAGTTAAGCCTAATAGAAAGGCTACAGGTGTTGCAGAATTTATCTTTCAGGATTGGGCAGAAGAGATAGCTAGTGGTGCTCTTGCTCGTATTCATGCTATGGCTGGACGAGTATGGGCTGATCCTCAGCTTGTGGATTATCACTCTAAGAAGTTCAGAGCTGCTATCTCTAGAGCAAAGAGTAAACTCTACAAGAGTTACATTGCTCAGTCTAAAACAATGCTTCCTAAAATGTACGCTTCTAATTAAATCTTAACAAGGAATATTAAACATGTCTGGTTTTTCTGTACATCTCGATAATAAAATTCTTGATCATCTTTTTAAAGGTACTGCCTACGCTACTCCCACGAAGTATCTCGCCATCTTCAAAGCTGGTGATGGTCTGACTGAGAATACTTCTGCTACTTGGAGTGCTAATGAACTGAGTACTACTAATGATAAAGCTTACCACCGTATCGTTCTTGCTAATAGCACGTTTGATGCAGCAGCTAACTCTGCTGTTGTCAACAATGTTAACTACGAATTTCCTGTCGCAGAAAGTGACTGGGGAACTGTGTCGCATGTAGCTATCATGGATGCACAGACTGGTGGTAACGTACTGGCTTGGGGTGCTATTCGTAACCCTGTTACTCTTGCTGAACAGCCTCGTGAAATCCTCACTGGCGATCAGTTTATTGTACGTCGTGAGACTATGGTCATTCGTCTCAACGACCACCCCACCATCTAACTAAGATTACTATGGGGTTGCTATGCAATCTGATTTGAATACTGCTAATAGATGGGAAGTTAATACACTTCCTGTTAATGCAGGCTTTCCACGTTATACAGCACCTACGATAGATGAGGATGTAGAAGTAACCCCTAGTATTCTTAAGCAGGTTATAGGTGCTGTTGATACTCAAGTAGACGTGATGTTTCGTTGTAGCCTTGCTAACTTGTTTAGCTATTTCTATCCTCTCTATAATGAGAATGTAGAGTTTAATGCTGACATACTTAACAAAAGACAACCAACAGCACGATTCTATAATAACTCTGAAGCTAGAGCTGATGTAATAAAAGGCATAACAGTCTATGTAGATGTAGAAGAAGATGCTGAGTTTAGACTAAGAGATTGGTCTGATGCAGATGAAGTACGAGTAGATGTAGATATTTGGGAACCAGTAGGGATTAAGTTTGATAATTATATTCAAACTACATTCTACCCAATTGGGAATAAGAGTAACATGAGTTGCCCTGTTGTTATTCGTAGACCAATTAATCCTGAACCTTTTGAATCTACAGTTTCTTTTCTTACTTCTTCTGCTCTTAAACAGTGGTGTTATTATATCAGTAATACTTCTCAGACTATAGCTCCAGGTACAGTTGGTGTAGTATCAGACGTAGTCATTAATGGCCAGACTTCCATGCGAGCCATGGGTAGTCTTATCACAGATAACAATGGTGTACAGATAAGAAACAATTCTGAGATGGAAGGTGGAGAAGCTGCCATATATGTTAATGGTTATCTCAAACTTGATCTTCATTCTGGTGATTGTTGTGTATACCCAGAAGCTCAAACGGAAGAGGATATAGACTGCAATGTCAATGATATTCACAAATAATGCAGGTAGTAAACTTGCAGAAGCAATTACAGCAGCAGCCACTTCACTTAAGATTCTTACAGCAGATGTTGCAGAATTTCCAACTCTTACTTCTGGTAAGTATTTCTACCTTACTTTGGTTGGAGATGGAGTGTATGAAGTAGTTAAGTGTACTGCTACTAGCTCAAATACTTTTACTGTAGTACGTGCTCAGGATGG